TCCCCAAGCCACCACGCAGTCTCACGGCATGACCGGTGAGGGCGCCGAGCAGATCCTGCGCGATGCCGCTGACTACCTGCAGACCAAGGTCGACCAGTCCGAGCAAGCCAGGAATGACATCACCACGCTCTGCGGCGCTGGCCACGCAGGCAAGCTGATCCGCCCGCTGGGCACCGTACACGGCGTGGAAATGGCCCTCTATCTGCGGCCCGCGATGTCCACCACAGGGCGGTAGTGCCCCATTACGGCTATCTCTGGCATTTCGTGGTGATCCAGGCACTGCTGGTCGCGCTGTTGCTCCTGCCACGGAGGAACTGACATGGTTGAGCTGCTGCTAGCGCTGCTGGTCATCGTGGTGATCCTCGCGGTCATCTTCCTGGTGCTCCAGCAGATCCCGCTGCCTGCGCCGTTCCCCACCATCGTGTGGCTGATCGCCCTGGTGATCATCATCATCATCCTGGTGCGATATCTGCTGCCGCTGAGCCATCTGCCCTGATGCCCAGCCAGGGCGAGCCTATCGATGACGACGCTTCGCCCGATCTGCTCGAGGGCGTCGACCTCCAGCACGCCCAGCTGCTGTGCCGCAGCTTCGACATCATGGCGAGCAAGATCCCTGGTCTCAATAATAGCTCCGCGCTCTGGGCGCTCGCCACCCTGCTGGCCCAGATCCTGGCCGCTCCAGGCACCAACGACGACATCATGAACGCAACCGGCGAACGGTTCGCGCGCATGTTGCGACTTGCCTATCCGGCCATGGTGCGAACGATGGAGACGGCGCGCCGTGAGGCACAGGGGCTGCCACTCAACGATGCCTGACACCGCCTACCGCTATTCCTGGGACACGCCTGATCAACGCGAGGCGGGCTGGAAACAGTGGGCGATGGAGCGCGCGGTCACCCTCCTAGCCGCTAAAGCCATCGCTTCGGAAGAGCTGGAGGCGGTGGCCGAGCGGATCTACCGCTGGACGGCGTTCCCCACCACGAAGCGGGATGGATGACCAGGAGCTGCCCGAGTGCTGGCGTCACCCGGTAGTCCTCTGCCCTGGCGAGTGTCAGTATATATTGCGCAGCGACGAATGCTGGTGGGAGGACGTCATGCCGTTGAAGAAGGGCAAGAGCCGCGCGACAATCTCGAGCAATATTCGCGAAATGGTTGAAGCTGGCCATCCACAAGCCCAGGCTGTCGCTGCTAGCCTGCGCACGGCTAGCGTGCCCAAGAAGCGCAAAGGCAAGCGGAAGGACAAATGACATGGCGAACGGCGAGGGACTGAGACAGCACCAGCAGATGGCAAGAGGAGGATCACCCGTGGCAGGCAGCAATTTCGGATGCGACAGCTTGGCGTCAGTCAACGACAGCGGGCACAACCATGGCGACAAGAGCGGCACCGAAAGCAGCAACCAGCAGCACACGCCGTACGGTATGCAAGGGCCGCTGCTCGGCGATGGCGAGCGCTCGGGGCCGCCGGGGCTGCATCGGGGCGGCGGCTCGATGGCCGCCACCGCGCACAGCGACCACGGGCCGCACAACCTGCATCCCGGCCAGAACGGTGGGGTAAGGAGCCTGCGCTCGGTTCAGGGTGGCTGAACCGCCCAGGAAGCTGAGTAAACGCGAGACCGACTACACCGCGAAAGCAGAGACCTCGGCAGAGCGGTGTGACAGGTGCGTACACTGGCGCCCGCCGAACCGGTGCCATCTGGTTTCCGGTGACATCAAGGCGGAGGCATGGTGCAATAGATTTGTCAGGCGAGCCGGTCGCTGAGCCGAATGCACAGAGAGTACTGGATCGGTGGAGCATAGGCGGGGATTGGCTGGCTGCCGGGTCGCCAGTCTCCGGCAGATCCCCGCCGATCTACAGCCGTCTACGAGGAGAGTGCCGGGGTTCCAGAGCGAGCCGACAAAGCTGAGAGTGCCGCGATGAACGAGCGAGCCGAAAGGGATGATAGTGACGTGAAAAGCGAGCGAGCCGTTATGGCGGAGTGTGCCGACGCGATAGAGCGAGCCGCCGACGCCGAGAGTGCCGTGGGAGTTGAGCGAGCCGGGTCCAGAGAGAGTGCCGCGCTACCGGAGCGAGCCAGTGAAATTGGAGAGTGCCGCTGATGGGGAGCGAGCCGTGAAGAGCGAGAGTATCGACGAGGGGGAGCGAGTCGCAGTTCGCGAGAGTGCCACGCAGCAAGAGCGGGTGGGGGCTGATGACCAGCCAGCAGTTGCTGGTGCTGCTGCATCGGCCTCCGCCGACCTCCCGCGTTACCGGCTCGGCTACCCTCGAATTGAAGCCTCCACTCACCGCCTCTGGCCGGCGCAGCAAGATGGCTGGCCCGATCACCTACCGCACGAAGCTTGGCAGGCCCTCGCCAGCGCCCAGACTAAAGCTGACCAGCCCAAAGCCTCGAGCGCCGACCATCCCGCATTTGCCGCAGGGTACGTGCCGAACTACGCCGCGACCCAAGAGAAGCCGAGCGACGAATACCTCGCCAAGCGGCGGGGCGATCGGCCGAGGCGATGATTGACGAGCCACCCCTCATCAGCAGAATCAGTCGGCCCGAGCAGTGGGAGGAGACGCCATGTCCGACGAACCCCTCGACCTGACCGCCGACCGCGACGTCGTCACCGCCTTCACACCCGGCACGCCCCTGGTGCAAAGCATGACCATCGATGGCGGCTATGCTGGCGCGGTGATCTCGCAGCAAACCGATCCCGGCGGCTTTAACCTTGGCGACATCGTCAAGACGCGCCTCGTGACCGCGCCTGACGCCAATACGCTCAAAGGCCGCGTCGTGAGCTGCCTGATCTCTGAGTTCGGGATGGATCAGGCGGACGCGGGGGCTGTGCCGCAGGCGCTGCTGGCTGATGCCAGCCCCGCGATGGTGGCGTAGCCATGGCAGAGCCAGCATTCGGTAATGGGCCGCAGGCGTACAGCGATGGTCCGAACGCTCATGGCCCCTCGTGGGCAGTGGGACCACTCGCACACAAGATGCCGATGAGTTCCGAGGAGAAGTTGTGGTGGCCGGAAAGCTTCACGGAACGCTTGCAACGGGTGCGACCGCCTGACATGACGACTGATCCAAGGATGCCCACCACTGGGTTTACGCCTGTTCCTGCTGCTCCCAGTTCTGGTGATGTGTTTCAGGGTGAAGGATGGAAGATGCCAGACCAGAAGGACATCTGAAGATGGCAGTCATCAGCACAGCGAATGCGCCCAAGGCGCTGTTTCCAGGCCTGGGCGGCGGCTCGGTCGTCTCGCGGCAGCGCACCATGCCGCCATCCGAGCTGAGCCTGTCCTCGCGGATCAGTCAGAATACCCGTGCGGGGCAGGTCGAGCCGCCGCACCAGATGGCACCTGACCCGACCGCAGGGAAGTCGCTGAAGGCAGCAATCCGCCATCTGGTGGGCGAGGCGCACCACAACTGTGGCGGGCCGGCGCATCATAACGACGGCGGGTGCGCTCATATGTAGCCGCCATTGGCGAGTGTGCCGGGGTGCCAGAGCGAGCCGCCGTTGCTGAGAGTGCCAGCACGTGGTCGGTCCACGTATGCAGACCTACCGCATGCGGCACTCAGGCTCTACTCCTGCTTGATTGTAGTTGAACGACGGATACCGGCATCCCATACACCGATATTGGCAGCAATCAATCCAGCGAGTGCCTGGATGGCCAGTAATCGACTACGGTCGTCCCTGGTACGGTCCAGCAGTCTCTGCATCATAGTCAGATCCCGTTGGATCGAAGCCACCAATTCGCTGATATCCTCACCCATCACACTTATCCTCAATGACTTATTGTTTCTTAGCACGGCGCGTGGTAGTAGGTCCAGCTTCGATCCAGCCGTAGTCGGTAAGAGTGCCGGAAACTGGGAGCGAGCCGTAGGAACGGAGGGTTTCGGAACCGTAGAGCGAGTCGGAGCGAGAGAGTGTGCCGATAATACTGAGCGAGTCGCGGCTGTTGAGAGCGCCGAATAGCTGGAGCGAGCCGACGAGATCGAGAGTACCGTAGAAGGGGAGCAAGCCGAGATAAGCGAGTGTGCCGATCAGAATGAGCGAACTGTGTCCAACCCTGATCACCAATGAATGGAGAGAATGATGGCTACCACGCCCAGAACCAGACGTGGACGCGACAGCAACGGCGAGCCGCCGCCCCCGCAGGGCGAGCCGCTAGGCCCCGAGGACTTCCTCGCGATGCCACCGCTTGAGCTGGTGCAGGACAGCCTCGGCCTGCTGCGCCGCTGCACCAGCACAGTGCCGCAGCACGTCCTCAGGGACGTGTTCCAGCGCATCGAGGCGCTGCATCAGATGATGACCGCGACCGCCGATCCTGCGCTGCTGACGCCGATCCAGAAGCTCAGCAGGGATCTGAAGGAAGCCAGCCGCACGCTGGGCAAGGCGGAGGCGCGGTTCCTTACGGATGCGTATTATTCGATGCAGGAGAACCGCATCCGCAGCGCCCATCAGGTGCGCACGCTGGCGCAGCTGAAGCCGGTGGGCAATGGTAGCGCAGAAGAGGGCGCGGAAGAGAGTGCGGACGACGAGCCGCTCGCCCCGGAGCCACACGACGTGCTGGCGTGGCTGTACGGGCAGGAGGAGCACCTGGAGGGGCAGATCAGGGCCGCGCTCGACTACTACAGCGCCAGCGATGTCAGCGGGGTCTGGGCGCGCAGCATCAAGGGCATCGGGCCGGTGATTGCGGCAGGACTGCTGGCGAACATCGACATCGAGAAAGCACCGACCGTGGGGCATATCTGGCGGTTTGCCGGGCTAGATCCGACCGCGAAGTGGCTGGGCACTGCCAAGGCGACCGAGCTGGTGGCCAGGATTATTGGCGAAAACCCGGCGCCAGGGCGACAGCGGCGTGGTGGTGACATCACGGAAGAGCAGTTCCTGAAAATTGCCGAGGCGATCTACACGGCGCCTGAGCGGCTGCGACAGCGGCTGCTGGACTACGACACCGGCAAGATCGTGTTTACCCGCGCGTCGGTCGTGCGCGCGGTGGCGAAGCGGCCCTGGAACGCGGGGCTGAAGCGGTTGTGCTTCCTGATCGGCGACAGCTTCGTCAAGGTTTCCAATCGTCCGGATGACGTCTACGGCAAGCTGTATAAACAGCGGAAGGAGTGGGAGACGGAGCGCAACCAGCGCGGGCTGTATCGCGAGACGGCGGAGGCGACGCTGGCGGAGAAACGCTTCGACCCCAATACGGACGCGTATGGTTGGTATAGTCAAGGAATGTTGCCGCCAGCGCGGATACACCTGCGGGCGCAGAGAAGGGCGGTGAAGATATTCCTCTCGCACCTGCATGAAGTCCTATACTGGGCGCGGTATGAGGAATTGCCGCCCCATCCTTACGTTCTAGATAACATCCCTGGACATGCGCATCTGCTGCGCATTCCGAACCTTGAGCTGATGCCGGATCTCGCCGAGGCTAAGGCACGGCGTGGCCCGCCGGGGCGATAGCCGATCCCTTGGAGTGTACCGGGTATACAGAGCAAGCGGTGGCCACTGCGGGGAGGCGTCTGGTTCCATGGGCCGGACGTCTCCTTCAGCCTCGAAGTGGGAGAATGCCGTAGCGAATGAGCGAGCCGAAAGTATGGAGTGTGCCGAGAGTTGGGAGCGAGCCGAGGGCAGCGAGCGTGCCGTAATCTGAGAGCGAGCCGAAATAGATGATAGTGACGTGAGGTCAGAGCGAGCCGTGTTATCGGAGGGTGCCGTGGCTCGTGAGCGAGTCGGGGGCTAGGAGGGTGTCGGCGGAGTTGAGCGAGTCGCCGTCCGTGAGGGTGCCGTGGCCGCTGAGCGAGCCGGGCATAGGAAGTGTGCCGGGGTTGGTGAGCGAGCCGCCGTCTCTGAGGGTGCCGTGGATCGGGAGCGAGCCGGAATACGAGAGAGTGTCGGAACGATAGAGCGGTGGCGGGAGGCTAGGGTAGTCGCTGATAGCGGCCATCAGTGCTAGCGTCCCGCCATGTCCGCGAGTCTCGGCACGATTCCGTATCCGACCGTCGATCCGACGGAAGATCCGGCCAACCCTCTGACGAAATACCAGAAGCAGCTTGACCCACTCGCCAAGCTCACGGACCAACTCTGGCAAACCCCGCGCGCCGCGCCGAACGTCGCGCCGATCCAGCCGCCGACCGCAGCGATGTCTCTCTCGCGATTGGCGCAACAGGCCATGACGCCGTCGCAGACCGGCGCGCCGCAGATGGGGATGCCCCTGCCAGAGGTCCCGTCAGAAGCGTCGCGGGCGCCCCCTCCAGCGCTTTCCATGATGCCCGGTGGCTCGGCCTCGCTGCGTGCGTTGGCGGCGCAGGGCGCGCCCGCAGCGCCGTCGTTGGGCGGCTCCGAGGCCCTAGCTGGAACATCTGGGGGCCTGCTGGCGGAGGGTGGGCCGACTGACGTCACGCAGTATCGGCAAGATCCCGGCACGGGCGCGATCACGCGCCGTCCGGTCGGTGCTGCCGCCCGCATGCTGCGGTCCTTGGCGCCCGACGTGCCCGAATATCAGCCCGGCCAACCAACAGCTGCCGAGCCGCCCGCAGAGGCGCCGCGCAGCCGCAGCGAGGAGCGCATCAGCACGCGCGTGCCATCCGAAGCGGCCCAGAAGGCCCAGGGCATCGACACGCACAGCAGGAGCGATCTGTCGATCGGCCTGCCCAGCATGAAGGAGGGCAAGGAGGCCTGGGACAAGAACGCCGCGATGATCAAGGCGAACTATCCGGGGTTCCAGAAGCTACGCACCGACAATCCAAACCGGATCAAAGAGACCTTCATTCAGCACGCTGTCGACAATCTGAAGTTCCTCCACGCCAAGATGACGGAGGAGCATGGGGAGGAGGTCACCCAGCGCGCGGGCAAGTGGTACGAGGGCGCCAACAAGATCGCCCATGACTTGGCACAAGAGTTCAATGTCCATCCGCGTCAGGCGGCGGCGGTGCTTGCTGCGCTATCACCGCAGAAGGACTGGTACCAGAACGTCGACCTCGCGCGACGGCTGATGGAGATCAACCAGCGTCACGGCGGCAATCTGGTGTTCACGCCGGAAATGCGCACTTACGCCGGGAAATACATCGATCAGCTGCGGAAGGATGACAAAGACCCCAATACCATCGCTGAACTGGAGCGGCTGAAGACCAAGTTCGAGAACACGCCGCCGAGCGCGCTGAAGACGCCGTTCGAACAGGCGGTGTGGTCGCGCTGGTTCGATGAAGCGCACAACTCGCGGGACTACAAACTGGTCACCCCGGAGGGCGAGACCGGTGCGACCGTCATGGTGCCAGCCAGAATCGGCAAGCGCGGCAACGTGCTGGAGGAAGCCAAGCCCAGGAAGGTAAGTTGGGGATCGTTCAAAGAGATCTCCAAGGCGATGGAGGCGCTGAAGACGTCCGATCTGCCGACGATCTCGCGGCTGATGGGCGGCAACCACAAGGTGCGCAACTTTTTCAATAACATTATCGCTCCGTTGCATGGCCACGACGTCACCATCGACACTCACGCGATCGCCGCCGCATTGCTGCGTCCGCTCGGGGCTAAGGCGCTGGAGGTCGGCCACGGCCTTGGGACCACGGTCGGCAAGGGCCGGGTCGGAGCGGCGAACAACGCCACCATCGGCAACAAGGGGCTGTATGGGCTGTATGCTGAAGCGTATCGGCGTGCCGCCAAGGATCTCGGGATCTCGCCGCGTGAGCTGCAGTCGATCACTTGGGAAGGCGTGCGCGGGCTATTCTCGCCTGAGGACAAGCGGAACGAGGCGTTCGTCAAGCACAATGAAAGCATCTGGCGCGGCGATGGTCAATACGCTAAGATGACGAACGACCAGAAGCGGCAGGCGGTTTATGACCACGCGGGCGGCATCAAGGCGCCGTCTTGGGCAGGAGGCGAGGAGTATGGCGACGACGAGGAGTGAGTTAGAGCCGTTCCGTCAGGGCGATAGCGTGCTGGATCACATGTTGAGCCAGAACATGCCACTGACGCGTGAGCAGTATATCAGTCTAGCCCACGCGGGGCGGCCACCTGAGCCCTGGACGATGGAGCACGAGAGTGAGATTCCTGAGCCGCTGCAGGATGCGAGCAAGGTGTAGCCGTGACCCATGAGAGTGCCGCTAGGATGGAGCGCAGTCGTTGCCCATGAGAGTGCCGCCGATGAAGAGCGAGCCGTCATGAAGGTGATCGACGCGAAGCTACTGGAGCCATTTCGCAAGGATGACTCCACGCTGAACTACATGCTCAAGATCGGTATACCGCTGACGCGGACAAACTACATCTGGCTGAACTGGGGGGGTGATATTCCTAAGCACTGGACCCCAGAACATGAAAACGAGATCCCGGAGCCGCTGCGGGACTGGAGTCGGGTGGACGCGGAGCCGCCACAGCAGGATTAGTCGTCCAATCAAAGGGTGCCGCGAACGGAGAGCGAGCCGATGAACGCGAGTGTGCCACTAGGAGAGAGCGAGCCGCGACGGAAGAGAGTGCCGAGATGCCAGAGCCGTTGTCTGGGAGAGTGCCGAAGATATTGAGCGAGCCGTAGTAGCTGAGGGTATCGAGGCAATGGAGCGAGCCGGGTATTCGGAGTGTACCGTTGGCCAGGAGCGAGCCGACTCGGGGAAGGGTGCCGGGCGAAGGGAGCGAGCCGTTCAACGGGAGAGTGCCGATATCCAGAAGCGAGCCGTCTGATCGGAGAGTATCGTAGCCGTCGAGCGGGCCGGTGGTTGCGGATAGCCGTTATACCGCTATCGTGTAACGCGTAACCACCGGCTGATCTCGCCATGCCACCCCAGATCTTGAACTACTTCACCGCCGATGTGCCGACGATTCATGCGTTCATGAACGACGACGCGTTCATCCGTGGCCTCATGGGGCCGTTCGGATCGGGGAAATCCTCAGGTTGTCTCTGGGATCTTATCAACCGAGGCCTCAAACAGAAGCCCGGACCTGATGGCGTCAGACGCACGCGTTGGGCGGTCATTAGGAACACATACCGCCAGCTCAACGACACCACGATCAGAACGGTACACCAATGGTTCCCATATCCTATGTGTGGGCGCTGGCGGGCGACTGAGCACGAATACCTGATCAATACGATCGCGGCGCCCGGTGACAAGCGCGCCGCCGAGATTGAATTGCTGTTCCGGGCGCTCGATCGCCCCGACCATGTGCGCAATCTGCTGTCGCTGGACCTCACTGGCGCCTGGGTCAACGAGGCGCGCGAGGTGCCATGGGCGATCGTTGATGCGCTCCAGGGCCGCGTCGACCGCTTCCCGGCCCGCCGTGAGGGCGGCGCCACCTGGGCGGGCATAATTATGGACACGAACCCGCCCGACACCGACAGCGCATGGTACCGGTTCTTCGAGCAGACCGATCACACCGAGGCGGTGCAGCAGCTCGCGGCATACATTCCAGGGCTGACGGTGGATAAGTACGCCAAGGTGTTCAAGCAGCCGAGCGGGCTATCGCCGCAGGCGGAGAACACCAAGAACCAGAGTGCGGGCTACTGGCAGCGGCTGGCGATCGACAAAACTGATGAATGGGTCAGAGTTTATTGCAAAGGCGAATACGGGTTTGTTATGGAGGGGCGACCCGTGTTCCCGGAATACCACGATAACGTCCACTGCCCTGGAGCTACTGATGAGAAGCGCGCGCCGCGCACTGATTCTCGCCTCCCTGTCCATCGCGGTTGGGATTTCGGCCTCACACCTGCCTGTATCTTCAGCCAACTGCGGACCAGCGGGCAGTGGATCGTGGTGGATGAGCTGTGCGCAGACTCGATGGGCGTGGACAGGTTCAGCGACCGCGTTCTCTCGCACAGCTCGCAGTACTACCCTGACACCGAGTTCATCGACGTAGGCGATCCGGCGGGGCAGAGCCGCGCGGAGACTGACGAGAGGACTTGCTTCAACATCCTGCATGCGAAGGGGATCGAGATCGAGCCGGGCGAGCAGACCCCACAAATCCGCCAGGAATGCGTAAGAAAGCCGCTGCGCACCATGGATGATGACGGCAGGCCAGGGTTCAACCTGCACCCGAGGTGTTTTCGTTTGAGAAGAGCATTAATGGGGGGTTACCACTTCAGGCGCATAAAAATGGCAGGAGTAGAAAGGTGGGCTGATAAGCCTGAGAAGAACTCATACAGCCACCCGGCGGATGCATTGCAATATACTGCCACAAGACTATTTGGCCCTTCTATGCAGTGGCGTGACGAGAAGATTGATAATGACCTATTGGAGTTGAACTCGCGGTTGGTCCAAGATCGCACCCGTTCCCGCGTCACGGGCTACTGACGCGGGAACTGATGAGCCGTCGATGGGGATAGTATCGGATCGATAGAGCGGGCGGTGGCCTCATCCTAGCAGCCACGAGCTAGGCGTGGCTATGGGGTCACTGCTGCCCGCAGCCGCCAACCATGAGAATGCCGCAAGGGGTAAGCGAGCCGTGTAGCCGGAGGGTGCCGAGCGATGACGAGCGAGCCGACGAGATCGAGAGTGCCGAGGACGTTGAGCGAGCCGCCAATGAGGAGGATGCCGCAATAGCTGAGCGAGCCGCGACAAGGGAGAGTGCCGTCTCGGGGAAGCGAGCCGATTTCACTGAGGGTACCGTGAGCCGCGAGCGAGCGAGCCGCCGTTGTGGAGTGTACTGAAGGAGCTGAGCGGGCCGACGAGCAAGAGGGTAACGAGTCAGGTGAGCGAGCCGACGTTGGGGAGTGTGCCGAATGAATGGAGCGAGCCGGAGAGGCTGAGAGTGCCGATATCCCGGAGCGGGCTGTGAGCAGGAATTTTGGTAACCTGACTCGTGAAGCGTTCTACAAACATAGATCCCACGCCAAGGCGCGTGGGATCGCGTTCCTATTCACCTACGAAGAATGGCGGGATTGGTGGATTGTGGAGCTGACGAGGCGCGGGCCTCGTGCCAAGCGCGGGGTTAAGCGCCACGGGAACTGGGGAATGTGCCGTTTTTTAGATCGTGGCCCGTATGCACCAGGAAATGTCTATTGTGGCAAGCCGAAGCATAATGCCGCGATGAGATCAGCCTCAGCGCTTTGGCGCGGTGTTTCACGTGAAACACTACAGGATCTATGTCCAGTAGTCTGATACCGTCGTGTGGCACCTGCCGGTTCGCGCGCCTCGATAAGGAGGGCGAATTGAATTGCTGCCGCCATCCGCCGTTGCCGTTCCTCGACACCACGGATGAGCCTGGGAAGTACCGGGTGATCAGCGCGTTCCCGGTGGTGACGCCCGAGCTGTGGTGCGCGGAATGGGAGCGGGAAAACGCGCCCGACGATTGACACCGCCGGTTGCGCGGCTGTCTATATATTGTGGTAGCCGATAGATGAGAGAGCACCGCATGAGATGAGCGCGGCACTCAGCGCCCTCCCGATGGGTGGTCCGCCATCACCCGATCAGGACGACCAGCAGGCTCCTGACGACCAGGAGCAGGCGCAAGGGCCGCCTGAGCCAGAGGAACCTAGCGACCTCCATAGCGGCAACGTCCTGCCGCTGCGTCCGCCGATGCCCGATCAGACCCTCTCCGATCCGCGTCTCGGGCAGGGCGAGCGCCGACCGTTGCTCAAGCCTGAGCATGTGCGCCGCTTCGCCCGCTGGATTGTACGAAAGAATATTGCCGACGAGATCGAGGACACTGACCGTCAGAAGTTGGCCGATCAGGCGAAGCGTGAGTACGAGCTGGACGAGGAGACGCGGGCGGACTGGAAGGAAAAGTACGAGCAATGGATGAACTTCGCGCTCCAGGTGGTTGAGCCGAAGACATATCCGTGGCCTGACGCTTCGAATATATGCTTCCCGCTGATCACCATCGCAGCGCTGCAATTCAACGCGCGGGCGTATCCGAGCATCGTGCAGGGACGGAACGTCGTGAAGGGCACGGTGATTGGCGACGATCGCGGTGTGCCGCTACTGGTGCCGCCGTCTCCGATGTCTGCTGGCGGGCAGCCTCCTCCCGGCACGCCAGGGATGCCGGGGGCTGGGGGTGCTCCTGGCGGCATGGCCGGTCCCCTGCAAGGACCGCCGCCAGGAGGCCCTGGGTCGGTAGGACCGGGGGCGTTGCCGCCGCAAGGCCCTCCGATGGGTGGCGCTAGTCCTGGCCAGCTGATGAGTGGCGGGCCGCCGATGGGCGAGCAGTCAGTGGGGCCAGCGATGGGCGGCGCGCCGCAACAGGCGACCAGCCCCGATGGGCGACCACTGTGGATCATGCCGCCGGGCGCCAAGCAGGCGCGTGCCGACAAGATCGGGCGCCACATGAGCTGGCAGTTGTTGTCTGAGATGCCCGAGTGGGAGGAGCAGACCGACCGGTTGCTGATCACGGTGGCCATCGCGGGCACCATGTTCCGCAAGAACTACTTCGAGCCGAAGCAGCGGCGGAATGTCTCGGAAATCGTCTCGGCGCTCAGATTGTGCGTCAATTACAAGGCCAAGAGCTTCGACGACGCGGGGCGCAAGACGGAGCTGATCGACTTCTATCCGTGGGAAATTGAGTCGAACATCCGCAGCGGGTTGTGGCTGGATTACGGCGACGAAGGCTACGGCGAGAACCGGGACGTCACGCAGGACGAGCAGGCGCCGGTCACCTTCTGCGAGCAGCATCGTCGCTACGATCTCGACGGCGACGGCTACGAGGAGCCGCTGATCGTCACCTTCGCCCGTGACACCGGCAAGCTGGCCAGGATCACGGTTGGGTTCGATCAGGACTGCATCGAGGCGACAGACGATGGCGAGGTCGCCGAGATCAGGGCGATCGATTATTACACCAAATACGGATTTATTCCTAACCCGGAGGGCGGGGCGTACGACCTCGGGTTCGGTAGTCTGATGTTCCCGATCAATGCGGCGGTGAACACGAGCATCAATCAGATGTTCGACGCGGGCCATCTGCAGATCGCGGGGGGTGGGTTTATTGGTGGGGGTGCGTCGATCAACGCGGGCAGCGTCCGGTTCATGACCGGCGAGTACAAGGTAGTGACCACGCAGGGGCGGACGCTGCGGGAGAACCTAGTGCCGCTCGAAATGCCCGGTCCTAACCCGGTGCTGTTTCAGTTGCTCCAGTTTCTCGTAGAGGCCGCGAAGGACATCGGCAGCATCCGCGAGGTGCTGCAGGGCGAGATACCGGGCGCTAACGTCCCTGGCATCCTTGGTCTTGCAGTCATTCAACAGGGTCTGAAGGTATTCAATGCCATCTTCAAGCGCATCCATCGGTCCCTCCGTCAGGACTTCGACAAGCTGTTCCGACTCAACCGGCTCTACCTCCCCGATGAGGCCGGGTTCCGCATCGGCAGCGAGTACTTTCAGATCACCCGCCTCGACTACATGCGCGGCAGTGGCGCCGAGCCGGTCAGCGACCCGGATATGGTCACGGATACTCAGCAGATGGCTCAAGCGAATTTCCTGCTGCAGTTCGCCTCCGACCCGTTCTTCGACGGGAGAGAAATCCGCCTGAGGGCGATGCAGGCGGCGCAGGTGCAGCAGGTCGACAAGATCCTCGCCGCGCAGTCGCCGCCCAACGCCGCGATGGTGCAGGCGGCGGCGCAATTGCAATTGTCCAGGGAGCAAGTCGACATTGCCGCCAAGATGGCGGACCTGCGCAACAAGGAGCTGGACATCCGCTTCGCCCACGAGCAGGCGGACATCCTGATCAGGCGCGGCAAGGACAAGGCCGACGAGATCCAGAAGCTGTCGCAGGCGATTCTGAACCTAGCCAACGCCAGGAAGGCCGATACCGATGTCGACCAGGGCTGGTACGACATCCATCTCAGAGCGCTGAAACATCAGGTAGAGCTGCTCAATGCCCTTACACCTAACGCAGGAGCATCTGGCGAAGGTAACGGCGCCGCCGGAGGAAATGGTGGAGGCCCGCCGCCAGGGCTTGCTGGATCTGTCGCCGATGGCCTTCAATCTTTGGCTCCGGGGGGCGGTAACGTCCCAGGTTCTCCAATGGCTGGAGGATTACCGGGACAGCCTGCTCCGTGATGCGCTCAGAGCGTTCCTGGCGGGCGAGATGGACCAGATGATGCTGGCGGAATTCCGTGGTCGGGCGCTGATGTGCAGCGAACTGTGTGTGCTGCGACTGCCTGACATCTTCCGATGGTACGGGATCGAGGAGCCGACACGAGAGGAGAGCGTGTGATGGCGGAGGACGAGCCGGTTGGTCCTGGTGGGATCGAGCCATGGGAGCTGCTGACGGACAGTCAGAAGCTTGATGCGATCAAGATGCTGCTGGACCAGATCATCGACATGTTGCGCGGCACCGCAGGCGGTGGGCGCGGGCTGGGGCACTGACATGCTGGTAGCTGATTGCGAGGCGCTGCGACGCGACATAAAGCCGATCGCGGACCGGCTGCGTGTCATGGTGCGTCAGACCACGAGCAGCGAGGCGGCTGCCAACGCGATGCTGGCTTTCCGCCATCTGGAGGATGCCTCGATGCGGTTAGGCAAGGCGATCCAGGCACTCGACGGAGGTATGTCGGTTTATGACAAGACGCAGGTGCCAAACTAATGGCACTCACCGGGCGCATTCTCAGGACCGGCGACCAGCGCGACTACGTCATCGCCGAGTTCGATGGCACCAACCGCAGCGGCATCATCCCTTTGGATGATAAGGTGCTCGTCCGAATGGATGTCCACGCCGAGGTCACGCGCGGCGGACTGCGGTTGCCCGACGACATGCGGGAGCGGCAGACCATGGCGAGCGAGACTGGCGTCATCGTGGCGCTTGGCGAAGCGGCGTTCGAGCTGACCGACGAGGGCAGACGCTGGACCACCCGCAAGCCCGCGCCCGGCGATCGGGTCATCCTGGAGCGCTACGCGGGGAAGGTTGTGCAGGGCGAAGACGGTGCGGAATACCGGCTGTGCAGCCAGAAGGCCGTGGGAGCGCTGTACGAACGAGCGGAATAAAAACCGGCGCCCCACCCTATGAGACGCCGGCTTTCGGAGACACAACCCCAACTGAACGCCCTAAGCGCCTGACCACGTTAGCGATAACGGGAGGGTGAGGCAAGGGATGTCAGAGACAGACGAACAGTCTGCCGAACCGCAGGAACAGGAACCCGATCCTGGGCAGGTGGTGCTGGAGCAGCGCGCGCGCCGCATGGGCTGGCGCCCGCGTGAGGAGTTCGAGGGGCTGCCCGAGCGATGGCTGCCTCCAGATCAGTTCGTCGAGCGCGGCGAACAGTTGCTGCCCTTATTGCAGGAACGCAACCGGGCGGCGGATCGCACGATCCAAGATCTGCAGACCCAGGTGCGTCAGCAGGGTGCGCAGTTGCAGGAGATGCTGACCTCCACCCGGCGCGCCGAGGAGATGGGCTACCGCCGCGCCATGGCCGAGCTGAACGAGAAGCGCGACAGAGCGGTCGAGACGGGCGATACGGTGGCGTTCAGGGCGGTCGAGCAGGCCATGCGGGAGTTGGGGCCGCCACCGCCGCAGGCGCCTCAGCAACCGCCACAGGCTCCGCAACAGGGGCCGCAGGCCAACACCGATCCTGTCATTGCGGGCTGGGTGCAACGCAACGCGTGGTTCCGCAACGACCCGGTGGCGAACGTCGCGATGATCGCGGCGATGCAGCAGGCCGAGCGCGAGATGCCGACCAGTAGCGTCGAGGAGCATCTGGTGGCGGCAGAGCGGGTGATCCGCCGCCGGTTCCCGGAGCACTTCCCGCAGGTGCGCAGCACCAACGGGAGTGGACAGTACCAACAACCGCAGGAGCGCCGTCCGCTGCACATGCAGCAAGATCATGAGGAGGAGCCAGTGGCCCAACCGCCGCGCCGGGAGGCGCCCGTGTCCCGTTCGTCCGAGAGCGCGCCAACCCGCCGCCCTGGCCCACGCAGCTTCGAAGCGATGCCGCGCGATGTGCAGGCCCAGTTCGAGCGTCAGCGCAAAGCGCTGGAAGGCAAAGGCGATCCGCTTACCCGTGAAGAATTTGCGAGGTACTACTTTGAGCAGGAGCCTGAAGTCTGATGGCCATGCGATCGGGCAGGATGCCGCTCAACGAAGCCGCTGCCGCCGAGCAGCAGCGGCGCGAGGACGAGGTAGCGCGCCAGCTCAGCGGCGAGGCGGAACCGGAATTCGACGCGGTCGATACGCTGCCCAGGCGCGAGCGCAAGCCGTTCGTGCGCAAGCCGTTCGGGAGTCAGCAGCAGAAGCTGGCGTATCCCGACCGCGAAGGCTTCCACCGGCATTGGTTCAACGACGTGCCGGGGCGCATCCGCGAGGCGCGCGAGGCGGGCTACGAACAGGTCCATGATGAGGACGGCAAGCCAGTGTCGATGGTGGTGGGTATCGGACGGGGTGGGCAGCCCCTGGTTGCATTTTTGATGGAGCAGCCGCAAAGTTGGCGGGATGAAGACGTGGCTGCCCAGGAAAAGGCAGTTCACGGTCTTCTGGCCCAGATCGGGCGCGGCGAGCATTCCAGGCCAGCAGGCACGGATGGCAACCTGCGCTACGCGGGGTCGACACGCGGCGACATCAAGATCGAGACAGGAACTTCTCGACGTTGATGCGCCACCCGAAGGCGACGGGATAGGAACGCCCCGAGCCGGATCAAAAGCCACGCAGCGGCTAGGCATCGCGCGCGCGTAGCTCAGAGCACATCCCTGTAACCGCTCACCTGAGCGCTGTGCGTCGCGGCTGGTTCCCGCGACCGCAGCGCGGAGGCGGGCCTGCGGAAGGCTAGCGATGCCCAATGTAAATGCCCCTTTCGGGTTGCGCCCCTACAGCATGAAGAGTGGCGCGCCCTACAACGGCGCCGTACGCACATACTATGTGCCAGCGTCGAACCCCACCGCCCTCTACATCGGCGATCCGTTGGTCACGGTCACCAACAGCTCGGACGGCAACGGCATCCAAACGGTTGCCATTGCCACGGCAGGTGACAGCAACCTGATCCTCGGTGCCTTCCAGGGCATTACCAACAACGCGGGCACGACCGTGATCACGCTGCAGCAGACCCAGACACCCTATCTGGCGTCGGGTCAGGCAGCCTATGTCGTGGTCTCGGACGATCCGGATCTCTTGTACGCCGTGCAGGAGGACGGCTCTGGCGGGGCCTCGATGGTCTCTGGCGCTTCAGGCCGCAACGCCAACCTGCTGTCTGGCACCGGCAACACGTTCTCTGGCCAGTCAGGCTGGACCATGCAGACGGCGTCGCTGGCCACCACGGCGGCGCACCAGCTGCACATCATTCAGCTGCTGCAGTCACCGCTCTCGGATAATGCAGTCGGCCAGTACGCCCGATGGTTGGTGAAGATCAACCAGGGAATCCACCCGTTCAACGTAGCGCTGGGCGTCTGAGCCAGTCATCGGGATGCAGATCGTGCTTCGATTGGTTGCAGGGGGCGCAGGCCAAGCGAAGGTTGGCTCGATCGTTCGTGCCGCCCAAGGCGATCGGCAGGTAATGGTCAATGTGATAGCCACTGGCGATGTCGGCAGGGCAGTAGGCGCAGCGCCAGCCCTGAGCCTCGCCGATCGCCTGAATGTCGGCGTAGGTGTGGGAGCCAGTCGCACCGCGCTCGCGGGCCTCACGGTTCCTCTCGCCAACCCGACGCTTCTGGGGGTTCGCCTTCGCCCAGGCTCTGGTCTTGGCGTTCAGGCGTTCCTTGTTCGCCTCTCGATGCTTCTTTCGGCGCACACGCACCTTGTCGCGATTCGCTTCGGTGTAGGCCTCGACCATGGCGATGTACTTGCCGGGGTTCTTGGCGTAGCGCGCGCGAAGCTTCGCCGCATATTCAGGGCGCGAACGCTTAAGGCGGATGCATTCAACGCACGTCTTGTTGCCCGTTTCGCGTTCCGCAATATGGCCGTGAGTACAGGGGAAGCCTGTGAAGTAGCACGGCAAGCCTTGTGCGATGGCGTCCTTGCGGCTGATCACTCGGTCAGGCTGCTGTGGCTTCGGTGCGACAGCGCGCTTCGCGGCACGGATGCCACTGCGCCGGTCTTCGGCGCGAGCGATTGTGCATTCGACGCAGGCGTAGGACGTGACGAATCGCTCCGCAATATGCCCTTGCGGACACGTCTCTCCAGAGAAATACCGGGTGAGGCCTTGCGCTTTCGCTTCGTGGCGCGAGATGATCTGGCTAGCCATGACGGGCGGCTCCATCGCTCTGTCGGGTCAGGGCTGAGGCAGGCGTTACAGCGCCTCTTCAGCCCGTCGTTCTTCTACCCCATCAACCCCGCCAAGGCAACAGGTATGACCTGCCTGCCTTCTGGCATGTCCTCACGCTAAGGAGGTCGGTGCAAAATGGCAGTAATTACGACAGGGTCACATCCGAAGGCTTTGTGGCCTGGCGTCAAGGCCTTTTGGGGACGGAGTTACAACGAGCACCCAATCGAATACTTGGATTTATTTGACAGACAGACTAGTGACAAAGCTTACGAAGAGGAAGTGGAAATAACGGGCTTTGGCCTTGCCCCGGTCAAGCCGCAGGGCCAGCAGATCTTCTACGACATCGAGGTGCAGGGACCGGTGTCGCGCTTCACCCACGTCGCCTATGCGCTCGGCTACATCGTGACCTACGAGGAGTTGCGCGACGACCTCTACGAGGTGGTCAGCAAGCGGCGCGCGGCGCAGCTGGCGTTCTCGATGCGCCAGACCCAGGAAAACGTGCTGGCGGGCGTCTACAATCTCGGCTTCTCCGCCTCGGCGCTCGGAGCGGACGGACAGGCGCTTATGTCGGCAAGTCACCCCTGCTTGGCGGGGCCTCAGTCCAACCTCGGGGTCGCAGCCGACATCAGCGAGGTGGCGATCGAGGATCTCGTGATCCAGGTGATGCAGTGCCAGAACAACCGGGGCATGCGCATCTCGGCGCTGCCGATGTCGCTGCATGTGCCGCCGCAGCTCTGGTTCGAGGCCAACCGCATCTACAACTCGGTGCTGCAGAATGACACCGCCAACAACGCGATCAACGTGCTGCGCGCGGTCGGCACCTTCCCGCGCGGCATCAAGGTCAACCACTACTTTACATCGGCGACTGCGTATTTCATCCGCACCAACATCCCGAACGGCCTCACATATTTCGAGCGAGATGCGATAACCTTTGATCAGGATAATGACTTTGACACCAAGAACGCGAAGGCTGCTTGCTATCAGCGTTATTCTGCCTACTGGGCCGATTGGCGTGGTATCTACGGAAATCAGGGGGTGTAGATGGCCAAGAAGCCACCGCCCTTCATGAAGGGCAAGGACAAGGACAAAGGCAAGAAGGGCGGCAAGCACACCACCGCCCATCACGGCTCGAATCACCTGCCGAAGGGAAAGAAGTGATGTCCGACACGCATCGCGACCTCGCCGAGGGATCGCACGGCGACGACGTGCATATGCTCCAGCAGGCGCTGAACAAGGGCGGTTGGCTGAAGGAGGACGGGATGTTCGGCCCCGCCACCGCTGATGCGGTGAAGGCGTTCCAGCGCAGCAAGGGGCTGGTCGTGGACGGCATTGTCGGACCGCACACGGCGGACGCCCTGGCCGGGAAGCCTGCGGCCTAGTGCGCTGCTTCCAGCAGGTTGGGCATGGGATCGACGTGCTGCCGCTGCTCCACCAGCTGCAGACGCAGCCCGAACTGTGGAACGCCGACCGGGTGCGCACCACGTATCCCGGCACGCCGCACGCGGAGGTCGACGACATCCTGCTGCGGTTCAACCCTCCCGGCACGTTCGAGGAGGTGGTCGACAGCCGCGATTGCGTGAACTATCCCGCGTTCGGGCAGCTGGTGCATGCCCTGCCGATCATCACCGCCCTGATGGTTCGGGTGCAGGGCGAGCGGCTGGGGCGGGTCATCATCACCCGCCTGCCTGCGGGCGCTCAGATCGCGCCACACGCTGATGAGGGCGCCCCGGCGACCTACTACGAGCGCTACCAGCTGACGCTCCAGGCGCAGCCTGGGGTGGTCTTCCGGGCGGGTGACGAGCAGGTGTTCATGGAGCCTGGAACCATCTGGTGGTTCGACAACAAGCAGCGGCACTCGGTGGAGAATCACTCACCGGATGACCGCATCGCGATGATCATCGACATCCGACCGATCAAGCTTTCTGCCCCGCACTCTGTGCGCTGAAAGGACTGAACGATGGCACGCACCGCACTTTATGCCCCCGCCCACCGCGTAATGGGGCGGTTTGCCCCGCCGATCGGTGGCACGTCTGGCACGCAGCCACCCACCGTCGGTCCCTCCGCCGACGCGGTGTTCGCGGGCGTGCAGGACGCCAGGATGCAGTGGAAGACGGGGTACAGCACCTCGGTGCCCGAGGTCATGATGTGGCCCGATCTGGCGGCGTATCCGCAGGTCGATCAGGTGCCGTCGACGGCGGCGGCGGCGACCATCGTGGCGGCGGCCATCCCGGTGTCGGGCACGCCGATGACGCTGATCCCTGCGACCGGCGGCGGTATCACTGTAGGTGGCGGGCCGCCAGTCACGCTGTCTGGCCTGTACGTCACAACCGGCGCCGAGCGCTGGATCGACGGGCCGCCGACCTACCGTCTTTTCGGCCAGGGCAGGCAGCTCACCGGCTGCTACGACGGCACCACCATGCTGGCGCGCGCGGTCAGGATCACCAGCGTCGGCAATGACAGTGGCGCCACGGTGACGATCACCGGCCTCGATATGTACGGCTATCTGCAGCATGCCACGATGACCATGGCCAACGCGGGCAGCGTGGTGACGACCAAGACCTTCAAGGCGATTATCTCGGTGGTCTGCACCGGCACGCTGTCGGGGTCGAACGTCTCGGTGGGGCAGGCGGACGTCTTTGGGCTGCCGTTCTTCTGCAACACCATCAGCGCGCTGGAAGGGTTCTGGAACAACGTCCAGCACTACGGCACCGGCACGCTGGTGAATGGGGTCACCACCTCGCCGCCAACCGCCCTGACCGGCGATCCCAAGGGCACCTGGGCGCCCCCCAACGCCTCGGACGGCACCAAGCGCTGGACGCTTTACCAGCACCCGAATCTGCAGGCGATGACGCCGACCTGGAACGGCGCGGGCTGCTACGGCGTCAATGTCGGCATGTTTGGTCAGGCGATTGTCTGAACCATGGCCGATAGCGTCACCACCCAGTGGCTCGAGAACGGTCCCAGATTCGCGGTCGGGAAATTCACGAATGTGTCCGATGCCACGGGTGAGGTGGCCGTCGTAAAAGTCGACGCCACCGCGACGGGGCCGTTGGGCTGGCGCATGTCGGGCCAGATGCTCTATCCGGGCACCCATCTGGCGATGACCGAGATCAAGTTCTCGATCAGCCAGATGGCGCTGCGCATCATGTGGCAGGCGACGGCCAATGTGGATCTGCTGGCATTGGGAACATCGGATCACTGGACTTTCCTGGGCGAGCGCAACGGGTTCGGTGGGCTGGTGGTGCCTCCAGGGACGGCGGGCGCCACCGGGTCGATCCTGTTCACAACCCTGGGCGCGGCGGCCAATTCGACCTATACGATCATCGCGACGTTCACCAAGAACCTGCCCAATCAGTGAGAGATGAATGTCTCACTCGCAGCATCGGCGGCGCCACGCCCTCGCGGAGATAGAGGAGACCGCCGCGCGCTTTGAGGAGCGTGCCGAGGCGCATCCCAACCGCTGTCCGAATTGCCGCTGGTCGGAGCCTGCGCGGGCGGCGGACCGGTGGCTGTGCCATTACGAGCCGCCGATCTGCAACGTCCACCGGCCGGGGGAGAGCTACTACCCCACGGTGACGGCGGACGACTGGTGTGGGCGGTTCGAGCAATGAGCGAGCGTGCTGGCATCACACCAGCGTGCTCAAGTTGTGCGTACAGCCAGCAGACCGGGCCTAATCTGCTCTGTTTGCGACTTCCTCCAGCTGCGTCACCGCTGCTTCCTGGCTTCAATGCGCTGTGGCCGATCGTCCATCCTACTGACTGGTGCGGTGCTTGGTCGTCGTTCTCGAACCCGCCCGACTACTCGGCTGCCATGGTCAATCTAGCCAATACTGCGGCGGGCGATCTCTTCTGTCTCACTGGGAGCGCCTCGCAGGTCGTCCGTGTGCAGCGTGTTTCGATCTCAGGGCAGACGAACAATGCCACGACGGTCGATATGTCGCTGGTCCTGCGGTCCAGCCTCAATACCGGGGGCACGCCCACGACGGTACCTGTAATTCCCTCTGATGGGTTAGATCCGCCCGCGACCGCTTCGGTAACCGCTTACGGGACGGCGCCCGTGGCGGGGACGACGGTCGGCACTATCCGCGCCCAGAATTATCAGATGTCAGCCGCCAATCAGGGTGGCACCACGATCGCTGTGGTGTGGCTACCGACACCCAGAACGCAAGAGCTGGCGGTGTTGCGTGGGGCAACCAACACGCTGTGCATTGCGACCTCGGGGCTTACCGGCGGGTCGTGGGATATCTCGGTGCATTGGCTGGAGAGTGCGTCGTGACCGAGGCGTGGTTCTACAAGCCGGCAGATTACTACATCCTCGATGATATCTCGGGGTTCAAGGTCCGTCGCTCGCGTGCCAGGAAGATCCCCGGCGGCCAGACCGGTAACCTGATCGTCGAGACGAAGCGCTGGGAAGCGCAGCACCCGCAGGATTTCGTTCGCGGAATATACGACGACCAGACGGTGCCAGAGGCACGTCCGAGGCAGCCCAACCAGTTCGTCATCGTCGCCACCTGGGTGACCGCCAAGACGCCGCGCCAGGAAGGCGTTATCACAGTGGACAGTGTCGCGGGCTTCAACCTGGGCGACCGCGTCTATGTCATGCTCGACAGCGGCGAGCCGTACTATCCTGTCGTCTACTACATTGCGGGCAATCAGCTCTGGCTGACGCCGCCCCTGCCGGTTGGTGTGGGTGGTCCGTACAATGACTTCGGCATGACCGGGAACTACGGCGATCCGCTGGAGAATGTGGTCATCGACCTTGGCCCGAGCGGGCTGACCACGATCCCGGTGCTCGGGACCGATGTCGAGCAATTTATCCTGGACGACGCAGGCGACTTCATATCGGCGACAACATGAGCGCAGCACTCTTCACTGTTGGACCTCCTGCGCCGCCGCAGTCCTTGGAGACGATAGTGGCGTGGCCGTCCCCGACAGGGACAGTGACCGAGACGATCATCACGATCGGGCAGCTGCCGCCTGCGATTGCGCCGCAGCCCACCGACACGATGGCGGCGTGGCAGGCGGGGCAGACGCCCAGCACCCGACAGATGACGCTGGCGCAGGCGTTCGCGGCAGCTGGTGCGGTCAAGATCGGAGCGACGCCGCCGAGCAATCCGTATGGGGGGCAGCTATGGTTCGATAACGTCGGCACCCAGCTGTACGTCTACTACACCGATCCGAACTCGTCGGAGTGGGTGATTGCCAACAACTCGGGCATGACGGGAGCGTATCTCCCGCTCGGAGGGGGTACGGTCACGGGCGGGTTAAACGTCGCTGGGGTTCTTTACGCGGGCCAGCACATCACCACGCCGACGCTCTATATCCAAGGCCCAGGCACTGCCACTGACTGGTGGTTCAGCGTCGCCCCCAATGGCAGCAAGATCCAGCAGTTCCAAAGCGCCACCCCGAACGCGTGGTATGATTACTGGGACGCCACCAACGGTACCCGCTCCTGGTATGGTCCGTCCGGGGTGCTGATGTATTTGACCGGCGCTGGCAATCTATGGGTGGACAGCTCAGTCACTACCGGCACGGTCAATGCCACCACCATCAATGCCCCCACAATTAATACGACATCCCAACTCACTGCACCGTACATCGTCAGTACCGGTGCCATCGCCGCCAGCGACACCGTCTCTGGCGACAAACTGTATGCAGCCGATTTCATATCTGCGGCTGGCCTGATCGCGGCTGGTTCGGAAGTTTATGCCTACGGCGACAGCTCGTTTGGCATACTCCAGACCGGCAGCACACGAAGCTTTTCCTTCAGCGCCTCAAACTACATTTCCATGGATCTAACCACCGACATCGGGTATTGGGCGTTTGCCAACAACGCGATGTGGTATTGGAACGGCCAGAGCGGCACCTGCTACAACGTGATCTCGTGGACCGGCGGTAATGGCCCCTACACGAATGTCTCTGATCCGAGACTGAAGCAGAGCATTGTGCCCGCGAGAGAAGGTCTCGACGTTCTGCAACGACTGACGCCGATCGGGTTCATGCGCGCGGGACGCGGCAATATCGGACGCGAGATCGGCTTCGACGCCGATGAACTGGCCAGGGTGCTGCCTGAGGCAGTGACCACGATGCCGATGCCCGATCTGCCGGATGCCAAGGCAATCCAGGAGAGCATGATCCTCGCGGTGGCGGTGAATGCGATCAAGGAACTCAAGACCGAGTTGGACGCGCTGAAGCGTCAGCTCGAGGGGAGATAAGCCATTGCCGTTTGATTTCCCGAACAATCCGCCGATTGGTACCACCGTCACGGGCAGCCAGGGCGAGCTGTACTATTGGGATGGCGTGAAGTGGACGAGCGTCGCGGGCACCGGCAGCGTCACCAACGGCGGGACTTATGTCGGTGATGTGGCGCCCTCTCCGCCGAACCCAGGCCAGTTCTGGTTTAACAGCATCGATACCCAGCTGTATGTGTGGTATGTCGATCCGACGTCGAGCGAGTGGGTCGTCGCGAACAACTTCGGAGCAAGCGGGTCTTACGTACCCATCAACGGCACGACGATGTCGGGACCGCTAATCTTGTACGCCGATCCGACCGCTCCGCTCGGCGCAGCGACCAAGCAGTACGCTGACAACAGGCTGCATAGCATCGGGTATGCTTCTGCGTATGACTTCGGTGTGCTGTTCAACGGCACGGATGAGACATCTAACTTTCAGACCTATCTGAACTATTGCCGGGATAATCAACTGGATTGGTTTCTGCCAAAGACACTTACAGCGGATGGGCTTACGTTTTACACGTCAGGACGGGCTGCACCGGGTGCGCAGATACTTGCCACGAACAACGGCCAAAGCACGCAGGTTGTCACCATTCAGTATCTTGCTGCCGACCTGCTTACGGTAGCGTCGGGCGAGTATTCCGGATGGAGCGATCTGTATCGCGGCAGTCCGCAGATCACCGGCCTGAGCGGACGACGCGGGCAGTATGTCTACATCACCCAGTCGGATGCACTGATTGGCCGATATGGCAGCACGGCGTTTACTCAACAGCTTGGTTTCACTGTGTGGAGCGATGCCGGCGATATCTATCCGCCGATCGGTGATACCCTGACATGGCCGGGGACGGGCACCGCGGTCACCGCGCAGGTGATGCGTAGCCAGATCACGATCGAGAACCTTGTCGTGGTGATGAGCGACCCGCCCGGCGGCAATACCGGCGGTGAGCGTAACCGGGTTGTGACGATCAACCGCGCCAACGTCACGATGCGCGGCTGCCAGATCCTGTCGAACTGTGCGACGGTCGGCATCCAGCAGGGGTTCGTCTGTACCAACACGACTAATGTCCAGTTCGAGCGGTGCGTAGTGGACAATATCCGGGGTTCCGGCACGACGAACTACGGTTTCAACAACGGCGGGTCTAACTTCATCAGCTATATCGACTGTCAGACCCGCAAGACGCGGCGCGGCATCGACGCGCAATCCGGCAACATGATCCGGGTGCGCGGCGGTTCGTTCGATGGCGGCATCGGTGCGCATTGGGGGCATGACATCGATGTCGATGGTGCCTTGGTTGCTTTGAACTATTCGGGCGGCAGTGATCGGGCGCTGTGGTTCAGTGGCGGCAACTGCCGGGTGCGGAATTGCACGATCACGCTGACCGGGTCGGCGCTCGGCGTGATGGGCCTGCGCAGCGATCTCTACGAGATGTACGGGTTGTTCGAGCTGAGCGGCTGCAAGATCGTCATCGACAATACCGGATCGTCGATTGGTGCGAGTGCCGTGGTCGAACTGATGAACCTGTCCGGCCCTTCGGCAGGTTCGGTCTATGATACGCTGCGTGCGGTCACGCTACCGTCCGAAATCCGGATTGTCGGTAATCGGGTGAGCTATCTTGGACCGAACACCGCGACGTTGTCGGTGCTGTCGCTGTGTAATGACTGGACCAGCGCGCAGTTCAACCAGCAATTGACGCTGGAGGGAACGGTTGCCATCCATGACAACGTATTCGATTTGCAGAACGGACTGACCGATGGTGCTGGCAATCCACGGCTGACCATGACCGCTATCCGTCCGCAGTCGCAGGTTGGCGGCGGTTACCGGATGCGCATCAAGGGGATGCCGTGCTTCTATTATTACGCGCTGGCAGACAGCTTGGCGGTGAACAACGCCAGCCGGCATCAGTTGCGCGTAGAGGATGTCAGCGGTCCGCTGCGGTTGAGCCAGTCGGCGGGCATGTTCTCGCGTGCCGCAATGCTGAACTGTCTTGGCACGATCACTGTTGGCATACCGACCGGAGGCGCTGGATACACGCCGGTTGGCGACGAGGTGATCTTCTCGCGCGATGATCTGAATTTGCAACACACTTACTACACAATAGCTGGCGTGGCGCAGCCGGCATTCATACTGTCCAACCTTGGAGCAGGCGCATATTTCCAATTATCAAACGGCGCGAGCGGCATAGTTATGCAGGCCCAAGGCCCGACCAACGCCAGCGTGAATATCGTATCGCGTGGCTCGGGCTTCCTGAACCTAGGCACTGCCTCAGCGCCTATGACAATCACCAGCTCGACCTACACACTGAACGGCACGAACATCATACTGAACGGCAGCGGTACCGGCGTGACAATCGGCGCGTCGGGCGCACCGAATATCCGAAGTGGTACGGGCGTTGCGACCGGAACTCAGCCTGCGGGAAGTTTGTTTCTGCGCACGGATGGTGCGGTCGGTACGCGGCTCTACGTCAGTGCCGGCGCCGGTACTTGGAATGCCGTGGCGGGTGTGTGACATGAACGGAACCAGGATTGCCCTAAGGAGAATGCGATAATGGACATGCCTCCCGAGCCGCCACAGCAGACTAATTTCCTCCCCACTCGCCCGCTCCCCGCCACTATGGAGGCGCAGGAGTGGAACGTTGTCTGCTTCCTGATCGAGCTAGCAAGCCGCAACCTGATCACCAAGCTGGTCAGCCAACTTCAGCCGCAGCAGCCGCCGATGCCACCGCCACGGCCTCCGACGCGTCAACCAATGCCTGCGTCAAACACTGAGGAGGACTGACCATTTACGACTTTCCGTCCGGGATAGCGTCTGGCACCACCGTCACCGGGTCCAATGGAGCCACCTACCGGTGGGATGGCTTCAAATGGGTCGGCGTTGCAGGCGGTGGCGCTGGCGGCGGTAGCGGCGCGGCCTATGCCTACGTAGGGGACAGCCCACCGGGGACGCCGCAGTCCGGGCAATTATGGTTTTCCACGACCGATGTGCAGCTCTACGTCTGGTACACCGATCCGACGTCTACAGAGTGGGTGGTGGCGACCAATGTCGGCACCATTGGTGGATATCTCAGCCTCTCTGGAGGCACCCTTACAGGCCCCTTGATCCTGGCAGCGGACCCGACGGTGGCACTCGGCGCAGCAACCAAGCAATACGTCGATGTCCATGCCGCAGGGGTGCCGTCGACCACGCCGCCCTTGATGGACGGCACCGCAGCAGCGGGCACTGCGACGGCATATGCTCGTGGCGACCACGTACACCCGTCAGACACCAGCCGCTTGGCCGTGGGGGCTACCGCTGGCGGGGATCTCTCGGGCACTTACCCAAACCCTGCCCTTCCGACGACTGGTGTCACCGCAGGCAGCTATACCTTTGCGAACATCACGGTGGACGCGAAGGGCCGCGTGACGGCGGCGTCGAGTGGGACGGGCGTCGCGGCTGGCGTTTCCAGCTTTAACACCCGTACCGGGGCGGTCACACTGACCTCTGGCGACGTGTCGGGCGCGAGTGGTGTGCTGACGACCGGCGGCACCATGACCAACACCCTGACGTTCACAGGCCCCGCCACGCAGGTGGCGCTGGACGCCCGCACCGCAGGCTCCGCTGCCCAGATCAGTTTGACAGCCAACGCAGGGCAGGCGCGGCAGCTTGTCAGTCTTACTGGTGCCAACGCTCGTTGGCTGCTTCAGATAGGTAACAGTGCCGCTGAAAGCGGCAGCAATGCCGGTTCAGACTTTGCCATCGCTCGTTACAACGATGCGGGCGCCTTTCTAGACGTTCCAATGTCTATCCCCCGCTCCACCGGAGTGACCACATTCGGGGGTGGAGGCTTTGCCTCGAACGGCCCCGGCACAGCCCCGTCTCTGACGGTCAGCGGCACCATCCAGGGCGGTACCGTTCAGGGCGGCACCGTCCATTCCACCGGCAACGTGCAATGTGACGGCAACGCTACTATCAACGGCACGGTCCAGGTCGGTTTCAACTACGGCATCCAATACACCGGCATCGCTGGTGACTACGTCGGGTTCGCAGCTGGCTCCAGCATCATGTTCGCTTACACCAACACGCACGGCAACATGTATTGGTCCGCGACTCCGTTCTCCGACCACAGGCTGAAGACCAACATCTCCGCACCCGGCGACGCATTGGCAGATCTCATGCGGTTCCGGGTGCATGCTTTCGATTGGCTGAAGCGGGTCAAGGGCGAGCCAACTGACGAGATCGAGCGTCATGCGCCCTACGGGCTGATTGCGGACGAATTGCTCGAGCATGCCAGCGACTGTGTGATCGTCCCCGATTCGCCCACCTTGGCGGACGGCAGCAAGCCAGAGCTGTTCAAGTCACTCGATCTGGCCCCGATCCTGGCCCGCTGTGTCGGTGCGATCCAGCAGCTGGCGGCGCGGATTGAGGTGCTCGAAGCCCTGGTAGGGAGGCCATAGCTTTGTTCGATTTCCCCGACACCCCCACCATCGGCCAAGCCGTCTCCGGCCCCAACAACACCGTATATCGATGGGACGGCACGAAGTGGGCTGGCGTGGCAGGCGCTGGTGCTAACGCTATTGTCGGCGCTACGCCGCCGACAACCCCGTTGGTGGGCATGCTGTGGTTCGATACCACAGGCGGCCTGCTGTATATGTGGTACGACGATGGCAACTCGCAGCAGTGGATCAACGTCAACAACTTCAACGCACCGTCGCCAGCACCAGTTACAGGGCCGCTGTATTATACCGCGACCGGAGGTTCGGTAGCACGAGCGGCACAGGATCGTGCGGCGGATAGCATCAATGTGCTAGATTACGGCGCGAAGGCTGACGCGCAGACTACGACCACTAGTGTGAGTGTGACCGGCAATGCGGTAACGGTTGGTGCCAATCTGTTCGTATCCAGTGATGTCGGTAAAATCATTGGCGCGATGGGAGCGACCGGGCCTGGGATAATACCGGCATCGCCGTGGGTGAACTTTGTTACAATCACAGCTTACACTTCGCCAACTCAGGTTACAGTCAATGCGAGTATCGGTACGCCGTTCAGCAATTCTGCGTGCTACGTAGCATGGGGCACCAACAACTCGTCGGCGTTTCAGGCTGCTGCTAATCAGATCAATGCTATTGGTGGTGGTCGATTGTATGTACCGAGCGGACGCTACGCAGTTGGCAACATGATCCTGCTGTATTCAGAAACCGAGATGTGGGGTAATGGCGCGTCGAGCGAAATCATCAACTGCGGTATTGTTGGCTCGCAGGGTTCAACTACGATAGGTGCGGTGATTTCGAATTATAATGCCTTTATTTGGCCGGGTGGCCAATTCAAGAAGCTGAGTGCCACCTATTATGTGCAGACAACGCCCGCCAACCAGATCGATCACGATATTATCGTACGTGACTTACAGATCAATGCCGGTGCGCAGAATACTGGTGGCAGCGCCAAGACGATCTGCTTCGCGCTGGCAACCCAGGTGAAAATTCTGAACTGTAAGTTCCAAGGCCAAATCATTGGTATGAACCCGACTGCGCTGATCGGCTGTGATGATTTCGAGATACGTGGAAATGTCTCAACCAACTGTGTAATTGGTCACGATCATTGGGATACACTGACGCGAGGCCGCATCATATCAAACACGGTGCGGATGCTGCCGAACGGTGGCGCATCGATGAACCCGATCAACATGAATGCCGTGCCGACGACCCAGGCTTCACCTGTTACCTATTGCGGCACGACCAGCGATATCGTGATCGCGGATAATGTGTTCGAACTGTATGGCACCAACACCGGTACTTGCGTCAGCAATTTCGATAGTCTGGGCTATGGAAGCGTCAGCCGGCGCATCGCGTTCGTGAACAACCACTACATCGGTGTGTCCGGGACCGGCAACGGTGGTATCGTGCATCGGGGCAACACGTTCGGTAGCATTTTCAGTGGCAACACTTTTACCAACGTTAATGGAACTGTGCTAACCATTAGTCTTGTAGGGAGCAGTGCCGTCGCTCTAACCAATCCGATCACGACTACAGCAGGCAGCACGACGGCAACGTTGGCCTATCCCAGCCATGGCATGGTAGCGGACGTATCAATCAACGGTGCCTGGATACACGTGCCGAACATGACGATCGACGGTGTGACCTTTACCGGCATTCCGTATAATAGCAATGAAGTGCGCGTGCTGTCGGTGGTAGACGCGAACACGCTGACGATACAGTTACCATCCGCTGCCGTAGCTGGTGCGACCGGCGGGACTGGAAATTATTCGCGTTCACAGGGATTTGCCACCGGTATGGTAGTAGAAGGCAACCGGTTCATCAATCCTCAATCGGCAGGCAGTCTAATTATCGTAGCTGGCCAGAATAATTATATCGGCAGCAATGTGGTTTATTACACAGTTCCAGGGACGACGCCAACGTATCAGAGCATCGTGGATTGCGAGTACTATGGCGGCACGTATCAGATGGCCGCGCTGCGACAGGTTGGACCGCTTGGCTCAGGACCACCGGCAGGTTATGCTGGCGACGGTAACATTATGTGGTCGCTGAACGGTGGTAGTAACCAGCCAACCATCGGCTCGGCTGTTACCCAGGCCATTGGTGACGAAAACACGACCAACACAGCGACGACGGCGTTTGCTGCGCGGATGCTAGGCTCGACCACACCGACTGCTGCCAACGGGACCGTGTACACGTCCGCTAGCACAGGTGTTTCGTTTGTTAATTTCATCGGATCGTTAGCTGCGGATGCATCTGGTCAGATACCGGCAGGCGGATATCAGAAAACTTGGTGGATACGGAACGGCACGACGGGCGGTCATAACTGGGGCGTGGTTGGGCAGGCTGGAACAACGTATTGGATACCACCGGCATATGTTGCGCAAGTATGGTCGGACGGAGCTGATATCATCCTGACAACAGCACTGTTTGGTGGCATACGTGTTGGAGATGCGACGCGCAATGCCGTCACCCTGACGGCAGGAGCTGCTACGTCGAGTGTTGCGACAGTTTCTGCATCCGGCACTGGCGGGTTGCAGTTCACATCCAATTTAGGGTTCAACAGCGCGACCCCGATCGCCAAGCCGACGATATCGGGTGCATGCGCGGGCAACACTGCGATCAAGAACCTACTGACGGCGTTGGCCAGCTACGGCCTGTTGACTGATAGTACTACCGCATAGGTGACGCGATGCCGCTTGATTTCCCCAGTTCTCCGACCACCGGCCAGCAATTCACCGGACCGAACGGGATCTTTTCTTGGGACGGCACCAAGTGGGCACCGTATGGTGTAGCTGCGTCACTGTATGTCCCGATTGCTGGCGCAACTATGACTGGCCCGTTGATCCTGTCAGCAAATCCAACAGCAGCGCTCGGCGCGGTCACCAAACAGTACGTCGATGCAGCGACTGCCTCACTTGGGAGCTTCGTCCCGATCTCTGGCGGAACGATGACCGGCACCTTGACGGCGCCCAAACTGGCGGCCGCCAGCACACCGTCGGGTCAAAGTTCGCTCACCGTCAACCAGCTGCAGACCTATACCGGCACCGCGCCTGGGGTGGCATTCGTCGGTCACAGCCAGTTCTTCGGCAACGTTACCAGCGGCGGCGCGCCGAACTGGTGGACGTTCAATGTCGACAACGATCGTGTTAACTCACCAAGCGGCGCGGTTGCGTTCGAGTTCAATAGCGCGTTCGGCGGCGGCTCTCCTAGCGTGATGACTGGCGGTCGCGACGGCGTCAACATCAACATGACGATGCAAGGAGACACACCAACCGCGACTGGTGCAGGAGCATTCTATACGGGTCTCTCAACATGGTTGGAATGCGATTACTGGAATGGCGGCTCGCCGGGCGATGAGCGCGGCAACAACTACGGGCTGGACGTATTGGCACTGAACCGGGATGCAGGCAGCATCGGCTCCTACGGCTATCGTGCTCTCACCGGGATTGAGACCGATCTCTCGCTGTATCATCCCGCCATCAATCGGATTGGCATTTGGACCGTCGAGTGGTCCACCAGCACAACTGCCGCGTGGCTGATGGATGCAGCCTTTGGTGTAGCTACCCAAGGTAATGGGTTAACGGCAACGCCACCCGGTTTTGACGTGGCCTACTCCATCGGCGTCAACAATGGCTACTGGCCATTGCAACCCACCGGAACGATCCTTGGCAATTACGCCACATTGCTGCAACCGACCGGATCACGTGCGGCAGCAGCCGCCGTGGGGATCGACTTCACCAACATCCAGTTAAACTATTTCGGTTACAAGCAGACCGGTGCGGCAATCAGCGGTGCGGGGGATATCGGTGGTCTTACGGTCACCGGCACGACGCTGACGACCCGCGACGGCGTGCAGGCACAGACCGCAGTGGTCAACACGATCACTGTCGTCAAGGGCGGAGAGTTCAGATCCATCCCGGCGCTCACCGTGTCGGCGCCGGCTGGCAGCGGCACGACGGCGACCGCAACAGTCGCCACGATGGGCCTGCGCCGGGCGCAGTCGATCGTCGGCAATCGCGGCACCGGGTATGCGGTCGGCAATGTGCTGACATTGGTTGGCGGTACATTTACAACGACGGCGACTGCGACCGTGGCTGCTGTCGATACCAACGGCGCTATCATCGACTTCACCTACACGCCCGGCTCCTACACCGTGCTGCCGGCAAATCCGGTAGCAGTGACCGGTGGCGCTGGTACCGGTGCTGCTATCACCACCGCCGCATGGCGTATCCTGACGGTGAACGTCACAGGAGCGGGCACCAATTACAAACCGTTCCCACCACCCCTGGTGACCAGCGATAACACTACGAAGACGCTGGAGCCGATGTTCAACGTGACGATGACGGCGAGCGCGGCAACACTTGTGCTCAATCCGAGCGGCGGTGCGGTTACAGTGACCGGTGCGGCGACAGTGACCGGGGCGCTGAATTACACGGCGACCGGAGCGAGTACATCCCGTTCGGCGCAGGATCGCGCGGCTGTTGCGCTAAACGTGCTCGATTTCGGCGCAATGTGCGACGGCACAACCGACGACACCGCTGCAGTCAACAACGCAATTTCCTATATCTGCTCCGTAGGAGGCGGCATTCTTCAGTTCCCGCACGGAACGTGCCTGATGCTAGGGGCAATGAACATTCCCTACACCAATATGGGCGGTACCGGTGTTCAGCCGATGCAGCGCCCGATCAGCCTGCGTGGTGTGAGCGCGAACTATGGATGGAATGGACAGAGTTTCCCGCAGCAGGCCGGCAGCGGCACCGTGATCGACATGCGCTATGGCGGCGGCGATGCCTTCGGCCACGTCGCCAAGATCGACACGCGCGGCATGGGCACGCTGGAGATCGACAGCATCACTTTCATCGATGGCGGGACGTCAAATTATCTGTTCATCCAGACCACCAACACGGTGTTGAAGGTCAACAACTGCCGCTTTCTCGGCAATCAGGCGAACAATGGTCAGACCTGCGTGCAGGATGCGATCCGGCTTGGTGGGATCACGTCATCAGCTTCTGGAGCGTTGCAGACCGATAACCCGCTAGCCGGGTTCCAAGGCTATGGTTCAGCAATCGAGAACTGCCAATTTGATAGCATCCGCGAGTGCGTGCAGTTCGGCGAGGCCGCGAACATCGTCGTGGTCAGGAATTGCACGGTCAACCGCAACTGCGGTTCCGCGAAGGCGCAAGGCGCACCCTATTACTTCTACGGCATCTCACTTGGGTCTCACGGCAACATCATCTCGGGCGGCTTCGTTGAGATGGTCAACTACCCCTATGCCGTGGCGATGATCGGCGCCGCGATGAACCGCAACATCATCAGCTATCTCGGCTTGTATGACGAGTCGATGGGCAGCCCCACGGTCGGCGGGGTGTATTTCGATACCGGCGCCACGTTCAACTCTGTATACACGGGGTATGTGGACTTCCCGCTGCATGCGGCCATGATGATGGGGCCGTCGGCGCTGCAGAATACGCTGGTGAGCGGTGGCGGGGCCTGCCTATTCCAGAACGATATCACGTCAGGCGATCAGCAGGGCAATAGTAAGATTATCATTTCCGGCGGCAACACCAACGCGAATGATGGGGCGCAACTCCAGTTTGAGTATGGCGGCACGGTCGGCGGGATCATCGGCAATTACAGTGCGGTCAAGGGTGGTGCGTATGATGCACACCTGACGATTTATGGCGGTGGAAATGGCGTAGTGGTGCCGAACGACCGGTTGGCGGTCTATGTCGGAAATGGTGTGTTTCCGGCCTACACGATACACGCCGGTCTCGGTACAGGTTCACAGCGTCTTTATATGAATGGTGGTAACTCAGCGACTGCTGATGGAGCTGCGATGCTGTTTGCCGCTGCTGGTACGACAATTGGTGCGATCGGCAACTACAGCGCCGCCGGATTTGGCGGCGCGTTTAACCAGATCATGACGTTGTGGGGCGCATCGCATGGCATCCTGATCCCCAGTGACAAGGTGGGAATTGCTACCGGCGCCGCACTCAATCCGGTTGGCGCCGAGATCGGTATTGGTGACGGCACCGGCCAGCGGCGTATCGTGCTGAATGGCGGTAACACCAACACGGCGGATGGCGCGTTGGTTCTGTTTTACAATAACAGCGCACGCATCGGTGGTGTCGGCAATGCGGATACCTATCTCAACACGACGTATGGGACTTATAACCGCAGCACGATCCTAGCGGGGTATGACGGGCTGATTTTCTGTACGCACGATGTGGAGCAGGCGCGGGTTACCGCACCAACGTCCGGAATTGCGCGCTGGCTATTCGGAACAACCACGGATGACGGCGTCAACATTTTGCAGGTTAATGGCGGTACGGCGACCGGCGCATTAAATGTGCGTCAGACTTTGGCGCTGAACACCGGCTCGGCGCAGATGTTGCAGATCGGTGATACCGTCGTCGCCAACAGCGATCCATTCCTGGCGTATTATGCAACTGGCAGCGCCTCGGGTGCGCTCAGTGCGTTCGGCCTGAATGTCTATTATGACGCTGCTATTGCCATACAGCGAGTCAACACGGCGAAGAACGGCTGGATGTTCTCGCACGACGTGCGCAATGCGGTGTCTGACGGCAACTTGCTGCTTCGTGTCTGTTCCTCAGCCGGATCACTGGCAACCGCCGTGACGTTCGACACTGCCGGTGGCATCACGGGCGCCACCCTGATATCAACGACTACCGTTCAGGCAAATACCCAGTTCCGGCAAGGTGCTTCAGGACCGACATGGACATCGGGCGCTGGGGCACCTGCCAGCACACAGCCGGTCGGTTCGATCTATTCCAATACCAGTGGTGGCGTTGGCGCACGGCTCTATGTCAGCGCAGGAGCAGGTACGTGGGCCGCAGTAGCGGGTGTGTAGCATGAGCGGCGCCACTTCCAGACGGTGTGAGGCATAGACGGGCGTCATGGCAACCTCAGGCGACTACAGCTGGAACCCCCCATCATACAAGATCATCACAGGCGCAATGCGCCTGATCAGCGCCATCCAGTCAGGCGAGACGCCGCCCGCCGAGGAATACGATGACGCCCTGGACGCCCTGAACGGGCTGATGATGCACTTCCAGGCCAGCGGCATCCACGTCTGGAGCGAGATCGAGGCAATCCTGTTCCTGCAGCCTCTGCAGCGCACCTACGCCATCGGTCCAGGCACCACCGACCACGCCTGTCCCGCGAACGACTGGCTGCAGACCTATCTCACCACCCCGGCGCTGGCAGGAGCCACCAGCATCCAGGTCGCGGCGACGACAGATCCCCGCAACACCATCCTGGCAGGGGACTGGATCGGCATCGTGCTCGACCAGCAGGGCCAGACGCCGCCGACGCTGTTCTGGAGCCGCGTCGGCTCGGTGGCGGGCAGTACCGTCAATCTGGTCACGCCGATGCCGTCCCAGGCCGCCTCGGGCGCCCGTGTGCTCGACTACACCACCGACCTGATGCGCCCGCTCAAGGTGCCCGCAGGGCGGCGCCTGATCTTTGCCGGGAACACCGGCATCCCGCCGCGTATCGAGACGCCAATGGCGATCTACAGCCGCATTGACTACGGCGCGATCCCCAACAAGGACTCGCTGGGAGAGATCACCGCGTTCTTCTATGACCCCCAACTGGTCCGGGGGCTGATCAACGTCTGGCCGAATCCGATCAACGTCGGGACCGCCATGACCTTCACCGCCCAGCGCCCGTTGCAGGACTTCGTCTCGCAGAGCGATACGGCAGATTTGCCGCAGGAGTGGATATCCTGCCTGCGCTATCAGTTAGCTGTGGAGCTTGCGCCGGAGTATGATGTTCCAGCGGAGCGGTTTCAGATGATCCAGTCGATCGCTGCGGCCAAGATCGCCTCGTGCATGGCCTGGGATCGGGAGCCGGAGAGTATCTACTTCGGCGTCAGCAACTTCCCGGATCAGCGGAACACCTGATGCCGCAGATCACCGACTGGCTCGTTCAGACTTACCAGAGCAACTCGGCTCCGTTCAACGCGAGCCGATGCGTTAATATGTTCTGCGAGCAGTCGATCCAGGATGCCAAGAGCAAGTCCCCGGTGGCCGTGTGGATGCACCCCGGTACCGCCCCATTCGCCAATCTTGGCTCGGACCCGGTCATGGCCTTCACCACCATGGGCGGTCTCGTCTATGCGGTCACCACCAAGAACTTCTACCGCATCGACCATACGGGCAACGCGACATGGCTTGGCGGCACCTCGGTCAGCGTGAACGGTTGCAGCATCGACAACAACGGCGCCACGATCTGCTGGGTGGACGGCCTTACCGGATGGACCTGGAACGCTAGCACGGGCGTTCACCAGATCAGCGACATCAACTGGTTCCCCGCGCACACGGTCACCTATTTCGATACCTATTTCGTGTTCGACCGCGTCGGCACGCAGCAGTTCTTCCTGGCGCCGCCGCAGTGGAACGGCATCACGCCGATCGTCAATTCCAGCGACACCAGCGGGGTGTCATTCACCTCCGAACAGCTGGCCTCGAAGGAGGCGACCCCCGATTTGACCGTGGCCATCGCCAACAGCCACGAGCAGCTGTTCATCTTCGGTGAGAAGCGCTGCGAGGTCTGGTACGACGCGGGCAATCAGGCGCCGACGTTCCCCTTCCAGCGGTCGTTCGGCGCTCTGATCCAGCGCGGGCTGATTGCGCCTTATTCGGTGGTGCTGGAGGACAACACCATCTTCTTCCTCGGTGACGACCTGATGTTCTACCGGCTGAACGGGTTCGTGCCCGAGCGGCAGAGCAACCACGCGATCGAGAGCCAGTGGCAGGGCTACACCGGGCATCGCTATACCAGGGCGTTCAGCTACACCTGGATGGGCCACAAGATGATCGTGCTCAACTTCCCGGTGGCGCGGGCGACCTGGGTGCTGGATCTGGCGACCAAGCGCTGGCACGAGCGGGAGAGCTGGCTCGATGGCAACGCTGATAGCAGCATCGGGCGCTGGCGGGTCAACTGCGTCCTGAACAACAGCTCCTCGGTCGAGGCCTACCCGGAGATCCTGCTGGGCGACAGCCTGAGCGGGCGCATCGATCAGGTGAACAACAACGTGTTCACCGAGTTCGACAGCACGATGCGGGCGCTGATTATCGGGCCGCCGATCCACGCGGACAATCGCCGGGTGTTCCTGAAGCGGTTCGAGATCGGCGTCGAGAGCGGCGTTGGAACGCCCAACCCCGACACGGCGTTGCCAGCGGATCACCCCAGCTGGCGCCTGTCGGTCTCGGACGATGGCGCCAGGACGTGGTCGACATTGGTGAAGCCACGGAGCATCGGCAGGCAGGGGCAGTACCTAACCCGGTTGCGGTGGCTGAAGATGGGACAGGCGCGGCAGCGGGTGATCAAGCTGGAATGCACCGACCCGGTCAGGCGCAATATAGTGGCAATATATCAAGACCTTTCTCAAGGTATGGGATGATGGCGACCCGTCCGGTCATCAACTTCGGCGTTCCGTTCTCGGATCGGCCACTGGGCTACATAGGTCTGGGGGGTGGGGTCTACAGCACGCCGGAGCATCAGCAGTTTTTGGAGCGGCTCGCCAACCATGCCGCATCCACCAAAAGCGCCATGACGCTGCAGACCGAGGTGGACCAGCTCACCACCAGGATCAGGGCGTTGGAAGAGCGAGTTGCGAGGCTGAGGGCGCCCGATTAGGGTGGTTCAGGGCATAGGAATGGCCCGACCCAAACCTGCAGGAACGGGATCGGTGTCGCTCGCCCTATCAGCACAGACCGTGCCGCTGCCGCCTCCGCCCAGACTTCTGGCGCGGCATCGTGGTGTCACCTTCCACGAGGAGCGATTCAGCTGGCTGCGCCACGAGGGGGATCACCTCCTCCAGATGCACTATCGCGAGGCCTCAGCAGACCTCTCAGTGCCCTTAGACATGAACTGGGAGCTGTACGAGAAGTTGGAGCAGGCGGGCGTGGAGGCCTGTGTGGTGGCTCGCAAAGATAGCGAGCCGATTGGCTATGCGGTCTACATCATCGTGCCACAGCTGCATTACCGGCGTGCGGTTGCTGACGATGACCTCTACTTTATCCATCCCCGTTATCGCTCGGGCTGGCTCGGGGTGAAGCTGTTCCGGGTTGCCGAAGCATTGGTCCGTGAGCATGGCGCCAGTGTGATCTGCGCGCGGGTCAAGTTCCATGTGAAGCCGGGACGCGGGCGCGGCGATCTGGGGCCGGTATTCCGATACCTTGGCTATCGTCCGATTGAAACCCATTGGCAGAAGAGGATCGCCTGATGGCAGCGGTGATAGGAGGCGCGATCGCAGGCGTTGGCTCGATAGCGGGTGGACTGTTCAGCGGTATCACGGGTTCGAACGCCGCCAAGAAGGCGTCGGAAGCCGAGCTGTCCTATCTGAACAAGGCACTCAGCTTTCAGGAGGGCGTCTACAACACCGCGCAGACCAACCTGTCGCCCTGGATCTCGGGCGGCCAGTCGGCGCTGGCGCAGTACATGGGCGGTCTCGGTCTGGGTGGTGGCACTGGCACCTCGAACCTGCAGAACTACTGGAACCAGTTCACCCAGACCCCGTACTACACGTTTCCGCTGGCCCAGGCGACGCAGTCGTCGGGCGCGGGAGCCGCCGCCAGGGGGCTGAACCTGTCGACGGGAGAGCTGGGGGAGCTGTCGAAACTGGGGGCGGGCTATGCCAGCTCGAACTGGCAGAACTACATGAACGCGCTGAACAGCCTGTCTGGGCTTGGTGCGCAGTCGGCGACCAACCTCGGGCAGATCGGCGGCACGATCGGCCAGCAAGTGGGACAGACGTCGGCGCAGCAGGCGAGCGCGGCGGGCACCGGCATTACGACCTCGACTGGGCTGCTGAATCAGGGCATCAGCAACGCCATCACCGGGCTGACCGGCTCTGGTAGCTCGTATGGCAGCGGCAGCAGCGGTCTGCTCAGCAACAGCAATATCGGCAATCTCCTCAGCGCGTTCACTGGCGGCAACATCGGTGGCTACACCGGACCTTACAGCTTCGGCCCAGCTACTGGCGGTAGTTACAGCGGCAATACTTTCACAGGAACCTTCTAATCATGAGCGGCTTGGTCGGCTCTCTGAACCTGCAAGCAGCCGACTGGATGTCGAAGCTGCCGCTGACCAACGCGCAGGTGCAGCAAACCTACGCACAAGCCGGTCTGGCAGGCGCGCAGGCGCAGGAGGCGCAAGCACGCGCGGGCTACTACGGCCCGCTATCGACCAAGGCGCAGTTGGAAGCCGAGCAGATCGACATCCAGAACCAGATCCAGCGCGGCATCCTGAACGCACCGAAGACCCCGCCGTCCCAAGCGGTCCCTCCCTGGCACACATCCCAAACTGGCACGGGTTACCCCGCGACGAGTGGGGGCAGTGGTGCGGGAGGCATCGGCCCATCGCCGACCGATAGTGGCGAAGCTGGCTCGGGCAAAACAGCCGTGCTCGGTTACACAACGGCGGAGCCAGTTCCAGCGAGCGCCATGCTGGCGACGTACGGCACGACTGCCCAGCCGACTGCCCAGTCGACGCTGCCCTATTTCGGCACGACTGAGGCGGTGCCCTCCGGGCAGCAGCCACAGATTGGTGGCACGTTCGAGGACGTCCCTGGCGCGTTCCCCCAGCGACCCCCAATCTCCGGCCTAGGCACTTACCAGCCAGCCACGGTCACGCCGGTCTCTCAGCAGCCATTGCCGCCGCCTGCACAGCAGCCTGCCCAACCTACGCCAACAACCGCGCCAGTTGTCAGTCCCCCAATACCCCCCACAACCAGGACGCAACTCGCCCAGGCAGGTCCAGGCTCGATGCAACTCCAGAGCGAAGGCTCAGGTGCAGGCACATTTGTGCAAGGCGTCGGCATGTTGCCGAACTGGGACGCCGCCGTCGTGAAAGCCGCTATGGCGAGCGATCCCAAGAACTCCATGGCGATCATGAATCAGGCGCGCGTTAACCGCAACAACTACATCAGACAGGCCCTTTCCGAAGTCAACTCTCGACAGGGCTGGAATGATCTCGTCGACCGCCTCTGGAGCCAGGGTTACCTCAATACCGTCGATGGTCAGACCTATTACGACCACCCCGAACAGCAGCAAAAAGTCATGCGTATGCTGCTGCCAGACCAGGGAGAGGGCCAGGACCGCGAGATGGCGGGGCACTTCTACAGCTGGAACGGCCTGCAATACGTGTTCGACCCGAATCTCGCCGCTGGGCAGATGCCGGTGAAGACCGGGCGTGGCTACATGGTCGGTAACCGCTTCTACCCCGAGATCGCGACACCTGCTCAGATCGCAGCGCAATCGGGCGCACCGACGATGCCGTATGGCGGCATCCCTGGCGGCGCAGCCACGCCCAGGGGGCCGGGTGTCGCACCACCACCGCCGGGACCAGCAGCAGCTCCCGGTGCCCCAGGACCGGGTGCCGATACAGGTGCTACGGGCCGCAATCCCTACGTCACGTACGCCACCAATACCGCCCAGGCCGAAAGCGGTGGCGTTGCACAGCCCAACCGGGAAGGCTCAAGCGCCGATGGCATCTATCAGTGGATGCCAGGAACATTCGCCGACCAGATGCGCGAGATGCACCCCGAACTGACGCAGGGACTATCGAACGATGAAATCATGAGCCGCTACCTCAGGGCAAATAACGGGCAGTATGAACACGAGGCGATGGCGAATTTCACCGCGCATAACGCGGTCTCCATCGCCGAGCAGGGTGGGCGTGTCTCGGGCAAATCCCTCTACCTTGCGCACCTACTCGGTGCCGATGGCCTGAAGGCGCTCACGCGGTATCCGTCTAACACGCGGCTTGCCGATATTCCCGAGTTGCAGTCAGCGGTCCGTGCAAACCGGATTCTGCAAGGGAATACCACAATCGGTGGGCTTGCGGCGTACGCGACGCGGGTCGGCGGCAACGACACGATCACTGCCGAGGACATCGCCCAGGCGCGTGGCGTGCAGCTGCGGCCCGAGCAGCAACCACCAGCCGCAGCACCCACGCCAGCGCCCGCACAGCCTGCTCCAGAGGCTCCGCCGCCCGCCCCAGCACCAGCACCCGCCGCGCAGCCCGCAGCTCCAGCAGGCCCCACAGGGCCGCCTACGGCAGTGCTCCCCGAGGTCGGTCCCGGCGTTGCTGACCGCATTGCGCAGGATCGGGACAGTCTCAACAGAGACTATGCTGCAGCGACTGAGGCACGGACTAATGCAGCCGTACTTCAGCGCAACAACCCGACCATTCTAGACGTCCGCAATCGTCTCCAAGAGATCCACCCAGGGGCTGGCTTCGACACGCGCGCCGCTTTCAACAACATAATCCAGACCTGGATGCCAGAGCGTATGCAGGATTGGCTGCATTGGGCGACAGGGAAGAAGCTCGACACTCCAGAACAACAGGCCGCAGCTATCAAGGAGTTCCTGGTCCTGGCTACCCAACAGGAAGCACAGATGCCTGGGGTACGCTCAGGCTTGGGCCTCACCCAGCTGATGCAGCATGCCAGCCCGTCAGGCACCATGCCGCAGGAGACGATCCGTCAGCTGCTGAACGCCATGCTGGTCCGCAATCAGGCGGTGCAAGACTTCGCCCAAGGCTACACGCGCATGGACCAGCGCGCAGAGGCTTGGAGACAGGATAATGTCAACAACCCCTACACGCCCGTGCAGCCAGAGCTGGAGGGCGAATGGACCAAGACCGGCGGCGTTCACTCAGCCAAGGTCTACCAAGCCGCGACCGATATTCTGAACAGCCATAGCTTCGGCGATTGGGCGCAACGCTACAAACTGACGCAGGCAGAAGCCAACGAAGCTGCAGCCATCGCTATGCGCGCCGATCCACAGTTGAAGGTCGCTGACAATCAGCGCAAGCCGACGGGCTACAAATGGCCATAGAAGCTGACGATCCTTTTGCCGCAGCTGGCTATGACAGAGGCACGTCACCCTCGCAGCCGACTTGGTCGGTGCTCGACCCGCAGGGACGGCAGACGGGCTATACCACCGATCCCAACCTCCCTGGGATGCCTCCGGGTTACAAGGTGGGGCCGCAACTCACCGAGCCGCCCCCAAAACCTGGAACACCGCAGCAGCCAACCACCGGCTTCGGTGCGCCTCCTCCAGCGCCAACACCCACTCCACCGCCTCCGGCTGGCACAACGCCGCAAGCGCGACCGCCAACGGCACCAGCTGTGCCGCCGCCAACTCCTACGGTAGAGGCCGACGATCCATTCAAGGCCGCAGGCTACCAGCCACCGCCGAATGTCACGCCACCCGTGCGCCAGGATGGCTCATCGCCACACTCGGACCAGCCGTGGTACCAGGATCTCGGCGCCAAGGTCAGCAAAGCACTGAATACACCCGTGACAGGGCAGGCCCTGCACGAGGCATCGCATGCCTTCACCATGGGGTTCGACGACATCGTGGGACCGCTCCCACAGGCGATTGCCAGAACAATCCAGTCTGGTGATGCCTCGACATTCACCAAGCACTACACGGACGTTCACAACGACTGGGCACAGGCGCGCCAGGATTGGGAGCAGGCCAACCCGGAAGCCGCCGCCGTCATGAGCGGTCTCGGTATGGCAGGCAGCATGATTCTTCCGTTCGGCGCGGCAGCGCGCGGTGCGTCGCTAGCCGCAAGATTAGGGCGCGGCGTGACGACCAGCGTTGGGGTCGGTACCGCTGGTGGGTTCGGTATGACCGAAGGTGATCTGGAGCAGCGCGCCAAAGGCGCCGTCCTTGGTGGCGTTGCTGGCGCTGCCTTGGCTCCAGTTGCAGAGGCAATCCCTGGCGCCATTCGCTGGGGCGCTTCGGTATTTCGCCCGACGTCACGGGTTAGACCGTTAGCAGGGCAAGCGCTGAGCGATCTGGCAGGGGCTGGCGGCATTGTGCCGCGTCCAGCTCCGGTTCCTGGCGTGCCGCTCAGTACCGCCGAGGCGACTGGCAGCACGCGGCTCGCTTCAGCCACCCAACAGCGTGAAGCGCTCGGCCACGTTCAGCCGCAGCGCATCGCCCGTGAATTGGCGCAGAGCGAACGACTGCGAACGGCAGTGCCAGGACATGTTCCAGGTGTCCAAGCGGACGTCATCACCGCAACCTCGACGCGGGCCGAGCAAGCTATTCGGCGCGCCCAGGAGATCAGTGGCCGAGAGGAAAGGCGGCTTTGGAACACGCCTCACATGACCCGTCCCAACGTCTCGACCAACTCAACCAAGGCGTATGTCAACGATCTCGGCCACACAATCAGAACCAACGAGCCCGGACTGATGACCGACGCGCTGAGCGACGGGCGTATTCAGAGCGTTATCCGCGCAGCCAACGCGCTGCCTGACCACGCTGCAGCGAATCAGATCAACGGCATCGCATCGCAGTTCGGACGTATCGCCCGCGATCATACGGCACCCGGTGAGGTGCGTGCTGTTGCAGGACGGCTGCAGCGCGCAGCGCAGGACGGATTATGGGCAGCACCAGAGATTGCCGGCGCTCCATCCCAGATCATTCCGCGTGGCTGGCGCACCGATCCGAGCGGACAAATGGTCTGGCATAACGGAGGCGTCACACCAGCAATCCGCCCGAATCCACAGTTGGTACGCGATATGCGTGAGGCCCGCGCCTTCACCCAACGCGAGGCGCAGACGCTCGGTCACGCCAACTTCGACGCAATCTTCAGCCGCAACAGCTACGGCAACCAGACGCTCACCCCAGGCTCCGGTCTCAACCGGTTCTTCAATTTCAGCACCGGTAGGATGGCTCAAGGCAACGTCCGCGACGTCGATGCGTTCCTCTCTGACATCGGGAGACAGTGGGCACGATTGGGCGATCCGGCGTTCAACGCTGCGGACACCGCTCTGGTCAGAGACGAGCTGGCGCAGAACACCCGCCAATGGCTGACCGCTAGTCTGCTCAGCAAGGTCGCGGGCGCCGCCGAAGACTCGACCGGTAACAAGATGTTGCAGATGGGCAAGCTACGCGATGCGATCAGGAGTAACCGCAATATGCTGGAGCGGAGCGGTACCTATACGCCAGCACAGATGGATATGTGGGACCGCGTCGCCGATACCGCTGCTATGATCCACAACGCGGTCTATCGCGGCAAACCGATTGGTAGCCCGACATTCACGCGGCTCATGAGCGAGCACAGATTCGTCGACCTGTTATTCGGTGGTCCGATTCGGCGGTTGGTGACGACTGAGGCATTTAGCGGAGCGCTTGGTTGGGCTGGCGCTCACCTGATGGGCGGCGAGACGCTGACCGGCATTGGGCTCGCCGACATCGCCGGTATTGGCCTTAACGTGCTGATGGAGCACCTCTACGCAGGCCGCCGCACGCAAGTGCTGGAGCTGCTTGACGAAGCCTTCAACAATCCAGCGATCGCACAGGATCTGATGCAAAGTGCGCGGCGAGCGGCGCAATGGAGTGACGCCACGCGCCGTTGGACGGCCAAGATCATGGCAATCACCGGACCTCGTGTTGGGGCGGCGTATGCGCCGCAGCCTGAGACGGAGGGTGCGCAGTGAATCCTCCGTTCGCCCATTCTTGGGCAGCAAGATAGCTGCCTACAAACCAGCTTCCCGATATGACTAAGGTTATGTACCAGAGAATGCCACGCCAAGCGAGACGGCGTGCCATTTTGGCCTCGCGTCTTTCCTCAAGCTTTTGCCATAACGGCTTGCTACGTTCCAGCCATCTGTGACGTCGGATGTCCCAGATTGCCTCTTCCATTACGTAACAAAGGAAAACACCAAGAGCGCCAGATAGAACGCCGACAATGATTTCGCCCATGACCAGATCACTTCAGCGCTACGTGGTTGATCAATACACCCAGCTCGCCAGCTATCCGACCAAGCTGATAACTCAACGTCACCACCGTCCCCAGCGTCGCGATCGTCAGCGCCGCCGTCACCCCCACCGCCCACGTCAAGACCGTGAACCGCTGGTCCATCTGCGCGAACCGCTGCTCCAGCTCCCGGTCCATCACTCGCCGCCCCGCCGCTTGCGCAGCTCCTCTTCCACCGTCGCCACCCGTTGCTCCAGATCCAGCCATCGACGCGATGACACCAGCGCGTCTGCCACCAGAAACCCCTTGGTGTTCTGGAAGTCCGTCTCCAGTGACGACTGCTTGTTCAGCACACGCTCCATCTTGTCATTTAGCTGGCGGAACAGCCCGTCGAAGTAGGCGCGCTCCTCCTCGGTCATCATCGTCCTCCCAGCAAATGCATCCATGCGGCGCCAGCCGCGAACGCGCCGATCACCAGCGCCAAAATACTAACCACGATCGCCGCAGTTTGCCGTGTCAGCTTGCGCCGCTCGATCTCCATGTCGAAACTGGCCTTGTCGATCTGCATCCGCATCAACTCCATCCTCAGCTCGCGCTCCTCATCCATCACTCGGTGCGGGCAGCGGGCCTATGCTTGGGTCTCAGATTCTCCTACCGCATATCCGTTTTATCGCCATTGATGTGCTCAATCTCGTCCTGATCCTCGCCCGTCATCATCTTCCAGATGATCCGGTCCATCCGGTATTCGACGCCATCGATGGTGACGTACATGTGCCCGTTCTTGCGGAGATAGCCAGCAGGCTTGCCGGCACGGTTGAAGCTCATATCATTCGCTCCTCGCGAACTCGCCGTGCAGCCGCTTCGCTGCCTTGGCATAGGCGGCGCGGGCCCCCTCTGGGGTGGGGAAGTGGCCCAAGTTAATTCGGCTCCCGTGCGTGCCAATACGCGCCTGATACCTCCCCGACGGACGCCTATGTACACCCTTGAACCCACTGGTGTTGGCGCGGCCGACGCCCCGGTTCCATTGGTTCTGGGCGTTCGTCCCTAGGCGAAGGTTGCACCACCTATTGTCGGCGCGGTTTAAGTTCTTGTGATCGACCTGAGCAGACGGATCGTCACCGGTCACTAACTTCCAGATGATTCTAGAAGCTCTGAGCTTTTGGCGGTTCATGGAGATAATTAGATATCCTTTAGCGTCGAACCGCCCAGCTGGTTTCCCAGCGAACCTGGAGTTTTGTAGCCTTTGGCCACGATCTTTGGGGAAGTGATGCCTGGGACGTCGCCGCCAAGTAAGAGCACCAGTGCGCTTGTTATAGCGCAGCGCCTCGCACAGATACTCCTGTGATGGTAATATGAGGACAGGCTTCGGCATGGCGTCTCTCCATGGCGGCGCTTAGGGGCGTGGTCGGGGTCGCTCCCGTCCACGTCCCGTCATACTAGACTATTGGCGGAGGAAAAGCAATGAGCGGCTCGGTGGGCGGGAGATATGTGAACCCCTTGCAGCAACTACTCAGCCCGGACGGGACTCCCTACAACGGAGCCCAGCTGTTCTTCTACGCGACCGGAACAAATACACAGCAGGCGACATACGCCGATGCCGCATTCACGATCCCAAATCCCCAGCCTGTCCTGACCAACGCCGCAGGCTTCTTTCCCCCCATCTTTTTGCTCGGCGCACCATCCTACCGTGTCGTCTGCCAAGACCCGACGGGTGCAGTGTTGTTCGATAGCGATCCGGTGAATGGGCTGGCGAATACCGCAGGCTACCAGCCAGGATCAATTCCTATCGGCGCCATCATGCCCTACGGTGGCGGTACGCCGCCCGCTGGTTGGTTGGCTTGCGGTGGCCAAGCGGTTAGTCGGGCGGCGTATGCCCCTCTCTACGCCGTGATTGGCACGGCCTTCGGCACTGGTGACGGCAGTACAACTTTCAATATCCCTGACCTGCGCGGCAACGTTGCGGTCGGCAAGGATGATATGACGGGCGTTGCGGCAAGCCGCGTTACCTCGGGCATCAGCGGTCTCGACGGCAGCACGATCGGCGCCATGGGGGGTAACGAGCGCCTGCAAACCCATCTCCACAGCATCACTGACCAGTCGCACACACACGCCGACTCTGGCCACTTCCACTATATGGCGACCGCAGCAGCGTTTCCGACTGCTGGTGGCACTGGCTACCAAGGGGGCACCACCGAGTCGTTTGGCTCTGTCACCCAGACGGAGAACGCTTATACCGGCCTCTTTGGCGCGTATACCGGCATCAGTTCCACCAACAACAGCGGCGCTGGGGCGTCCCAAAACATCCCGCCTTCGCTTGTCGTGCTGTATATGATCAGGGCCAACTAATTCGCCGTCTTCCGCCGCGTCTGCTTGCGTTTCTGCTGTGTCTCCCGCAGCGCCTCCAGCTCGCCGAGCGACAGCTGGGCGCGGAGGTTGTCGACGACGGCCTGCACGATCAGCAGCCGCCGCTCGGCCCGCTCGTGGGTCAGGCGGCGGGTGAACCGTTTGTTGGGATAGCTGCGCTTGCGCGCCAGCAGGTCGCGCTCCATTTCGGCGACCATCTCCACCAGCGAGACGGGCAGCAGATCAGGCACCGCCAGTCTCTTGGCGCAGGGCGCTCAGACGCGCGGTGAACGCGGACTTGACCGACGTCACCAGCCCGGCGCGGCCCTCGCGCTGCCAGCGCTGGATCGTCCCCAGCACGGCAGGCGTCTTACTGTAGGCGATCAGCTCGTTGCCAGTGGTGATGGTCGGCAGGCGCTGCAGGATCTCGCTGGAGAGGCGTTCGTCCTCGTCGGGCTCTGACGGGGCGGGCGGTTGCTCGAGGCCGTCCAGCAGCGCGTCAGCCTCGGGACTGGCCGCTTTGGCGTCGGCCAGGGCGTCGGCATTGTGATGCAGCAGGTTTTCGCGGTCCCCAGCGCGGGTCCAGGTGTCGAGGAACGCCTGCGCCCAGGCCAGCGGATCGAGGATGATCTCGCCGTCGACCGGCTCGCCGCGCTGGTCCATCACCACATGCGCGAACTCAGCGCCTGTATCGGGAACGTCATCAAATCCTGACATATTGTCAGTGGTTTGTTCCTGGGACGTCTCGGCAACGGGTGGCTCAGGTGGCACGGGTGGCTCAGGCGCGGGTGTGGACTCTGCTGGCGCCTGTGGCTGCCGTGTGGGTCGGGCGGGCGGCTGCCAGCCCTTGAACCAGATGTCAGGCGTGCCTTCGCCGTCCTTCAGCGAAGTGAAGATGGAGCGCAGCCGCACGATCTGCGCGGGTCGAATCGCCTCCAGGCGACACTGACAGAACGCCTCGATATGGGCCTGGGTGACGCCGTAACGGGTGAACGCCGCGAGTAGCTTCTTCCGCCCCTCCAGCGTCACGTCCTCTTTCTGCTGGAGCGTGTCGTTGCACTGGGCGACGGCGGCTTCTGTGACTTCGCTGGGGATCACTGCCTCTAGGCACGCGCGCTTGCGGCGCTGCCCCATATTCGCCACAAGTTCATATATTGATCTTTCGTCGGTCAGCTTTTGCTGGCCGCCGCGCGCTTCTGAGCGGTCGCGCAGATGGAAGACCTGGAACTTCCTCTCATCTCGAAATCCAGTTTCGACATCCCAACAATATGCCAAGCACTCGCTGATGCCGCGCTCCCGATCGCGGGAGACCTCGGCGATACCCGATTGTATATTGCCCCAACGTCTAGCGATCGCCTCCATCAGGCGGATCGAGGGACCGGTCACCCGCTGGCCACCGCGCACGTAGTCGTATTGCGCTTCCTGCGCCAATTCGACGCGGGTGCAGTCATTGAGGATTTGCTCGGTGACCTCGCGTCGATCTCGCGGGTACAGGCGCGCCATCATGACCTGGGCTTGTAGCTCCCCCAATGCTCGCTGTTGCTCGGTCGATGCGAGCGCGCCAAGGGGCTGCGCAGGTTGTGCTACCAGCTGGCCGTTGCCGCCGAACGGGTTCGGACGACGCGCGATCGGCTGTCCTGGGTTATCGTCGAACGGTACGTCAGACATTGTGGGTTACTCCTTTGCGTCTCTGATAACCGCGCCGGCTGAAGGCCCGCGCGCATTCTCGACATTTCCGATGTCTCCTGCCGGGACCAGCCCATACAGTATTGGCTTCGTCGTACGGGTGCCCGTATGGGCAGTGCGTTATTCTGGCCACCTTTCGTGCGGCAATGGTTCTCAATAGATCGGCATGTGGTCCCTTTTTGTTGTGCGCTGACCTTGTCAGTAGCTCTAGGTGGTCTGGATTAACACAGCATGGAACTTCGCATGTATGATGCAGGTCCATGCCCGGCGGGATTGAGCCTTTGAGCAATGTATATGCAACACGATGAGCGCCCCATGGCCGGCCATCGGAATATAACTGTCCATATCCCTGAGGATTAAGAGACGCTGTCCACAGCCAGCACCCAGACCATGGCACCGGCTGCACCTTCTCCATCAAGCGTTCCAAAGCGGGTCTGGGAGTTGGTCCTCTGCTCACAACTACCTCACAAAGTGCAACGTCGTGATCACGCCCAGCAGCAGCAAGGTCTGACCGAACATCCAGCGCACCACTTCGCTGCGGGCGCGCTCGATCTCCAGCTTCAGTTCCAGGCGCAATTCGGTGATGGCTGCCTGAAGGTCTCCCCTCGTCGCTGTCTCGGTAGCTTCGCTCACGGCTTGCTGTGCTCCAGGATGCCTTGGTAGATGGCCCATACGGCGCGCGCGAGGGCGATGCCACGCTCTTTCGGGTCCATGTCGAGCGAGGGCAGCTCCTCATTGGCAAAGAACCAATACGCCTCGCCGAACTTTGGCCATGCAAAGCCGCCGCCGGGCGCCATGCGCTCCTTGCGCACGATGTCGGTGGCGTTGCGCATCGCGCAGTATGGCCGGTGCGAATTGAACAGGTGCTGCCACGCCAGACCGCACTCGGCGGCGCTGCGCTGCAACACCTTCTGCTGATGATCAAAGTTGAAGCCAACGACGGTGTCGGCGTTTTCCAGCAGCGAGACAAACCGAGCCATCACGACCTTTAGGTCGTCGCCGTGCTGTTCCGCGTAGTCGGGGACGATGCCGTGCGCGACGATGGCGTCGGGTTCCAGAACCCAGTCGGGGCGAGGCTTCACAATCCAGCAGCCGCTGCCTGTGATTTGGTCGTTGTCCGTCTCGACCCAGCCAAGCCGCAGCATGTGCGGCTGGCAGGGGTCGTCGGGCAACTCACGATAGTTGTAACGGCCCGTGAGCGCGGTATCGACGACAAGGGTTCTCATTGCTTCAGCTCCACATGCAGCGGCTGCTCGAACCGCACCGTTATCTCCTGCGGGCGTGGATGCCACACCGAGGCTAGAGCTATGACCAAGCCACCGAACACCGCTGCGGCGCCCAGTAATGCCGCCAACGCTTTCCACGGTTCCCAGCGGGCCGCCTGCTCGGCCGCCCGCAGTTGGGCAAGCAGTAGCCGGTCGGATATTTCGCTCACACCAGCGCCTCCTTCTGTCGTTGCCGCCAGCGGCGGGTGGCATTTCGCTGACAAATGCGACAAGCCCTATGTGGCAACCTCCCGCCATCTGTCGTGGAGTGAATTGTGTTTGCTTCATTGTATGGATGTCCCTGCGGACAATGTGTCACCGCAGCGTGGTAGGCCTTAGTGGCAATGCGGCTATTACCGCGCAGGGTATTTTCTCTGCTCGTTACTGCCTCCAGATGGTCCGGGTTGACGCAACATCTAACCCGGCACAGATGGTCTATTTGCAGACCGACAGGGATTGGCCCTTTGTGCAATTCATACATATAGCGATGCGCGTAGTGCAGTTTCCTGCGCCATCTCAACGTGGCGTAGCCAGTCTTTCGATTAACAGCGGCACTCCACAGCCAGCATCCGCTGTTGGGTTCGGGGATCACCTTGGCCATCAGGTGCTCTAGGTCCGTCATCACACCACGCTCTTCTGCTCGACCACCGGCACTCCGGGAATGTCGCGGACGCGCTCGCTGCGCACAGCGAAGCCGATCCTGGTGCGATGAAAATCCAGGTAGGCCAATGGCGCCTTTCCAGCGGCAACAGCTTTCACCAAAGTGAGGAGATCGGCGTTCTCGAAATCTGGTACCCAGCGACTACGAAGACTGACCACCACGCCTAGATCACCGCGCACCCGCGATAGTTCAGCAGCTGGCGCCTCTGCCAGGGCGGCTGCAGCCTCGGCTTCCTTCGCGACATCCATGGCGGCCTGGAGGTCGGCCTCGTCCATGGTCTCGACCGCATGGTCTTCAGCCAGGGCAGCCTCAGCCGCCAAGCGCTCAGCCTCCAGCCGTGCCTTCTCGCGACGCTCGGCTTCCAGTTTCACCGAATAGGCAGTGGCTTGGGAGCGCATGTGCGATTGGACACGCTCGACCGGCTCTGTGAGAGTGGCAAAGAAGCCGTCCACCGCCTTGCCGCCGGCAAGGAAGGGGGCCTTCTCCGCAGTGCGCTCATTGCCGCATTCCCGCAGGAATGCCCCCATGATGCCCTTACCACCGGCAAAGTCGCCCACGCGACCTAGAACTTCCTCGTCTGGTATCCCGTTAGGATAGGCGGCAGAGAACCGGGCGGCGCCAGCCAAGATCTCGTCGCGACGGCGGATTAGGGCGGCGTGAGTGTCCTGCAGCCATTCCTGAACGGCGGCGGGGGCGGGGGCGATCGGGCGGTTGGTGAACTGGCTCATGGGATACAAACTCCTGTGTAACGGTTACTTAGGGCAACTAAGGGGGAAAGTCAATTAGAACACGCTGCTGACCCGGACGTCATTAAGCCGGATCGGCTCGTCCGGATGACAGAGCGGGTGGTCTGGCTGGTGCTCGCGCGCCCAGGCCAGCAGCTTGAGCATATGCTGGTACTCTGCTTCGTCGATCAGCTCGCCGAACCAGATCACGCGCAACAGGTTCGAGTCGAACGCCTGACCGTCCATCACCATGGTGACAACCAGATCCTCGTAAGCGTCGGCGGAGATGCCGACCCGCAGGCGATCGCCGCCATCGGTGACGAACACCATACCGTCCTCCAGACTGACCAGGGCGGGCAGCCAGGGGCCACGGGCGACTCGGCGGTAGCGATAGAAGCCGGGGGTGATCTGGTCGATGCGGCGCGGGGTCATTCAGAGCATCTCAATTGCAGGTGGTCGAGGCGTAGGGGCTACCGGGCGCTTGATACGTCGCGCAGTGCTGCTGCTGGCCGTCCGCCCCGTTGATCGTGGTGTTCGTCCAGGGGCTGCCGGGTGGGTGATAGGACGTCCCGGTCGAGCCGTCCGAGCCGTAGGAGTTCGTCCACGGACTGCCGGGTGCGTTGTACGAGTTCCACTGCGTCTGCGCGTTGGCGCCGACGCCGATGCTGCACAGCACAATCGCTGCGGCGAGGGTCTTGATCATGGGGTGGTCTCCTGGGGGTAATCGGTGGGCATCACAGCTTCTTTCTGGCGAACGCCGCCGCTGCTGGGCTGAGATGCTTCAGCCCCACCTTGCGTGCGTTGCGGATCTTGCGGGCGACGTAGCGCTTGGCGCGTTCGGTCTCTTGGCGCGGCACCGGCACGCCGTGCCGACACAACGCCGCATGCGCCCACAACTCGGCTTCGTGTTCCTTGAGGTAGGACGGTATGCGGGCCTTGTAGTGCTTCAGCGCGACGTGCGCGCACTCATGGGCCACGATGTAGAGTTGCCGCCGGGTGCGGCCCTCTGGTGCCTCAATAACGGTTGGAGTCGTCCAGTTCACACGGCCCGTGAGCGACTTGCGGATGATGTGCCCAGTCACGCCAGCCTCGGCCTTGATGACCTCGGTGAGGGCGAGAAAGCGCTGCGTGGCAGCAGCGCGAGCGCGCTGTAGATCGTCGATCGCTTCGAGCCGCCGCTCCTCTTCTGGAGTGATCTCGTACTCGGGTGGGATCGCGAGCTTCCACGCGTCGTAGCCTGGGAGGTGGACCATTACAACGCCTCCACGTTCTTGTTGAGCAGGAACAGCCGATCACGGCCCTTCAGCGGGTGATCTAGCCGCACCACTACGCCGCCCTTGCCGTCGCTGTTGGCGTGAATGACGGTGCCGGTGCGCCGGATCGGCAGCCAGGGCAGGCCGGCAGCGGTGATGATCCGCTGTCCCTCGGTGAAGGTCTTCATCGCTCAGCCCTCCACCGTCAGGTGATGGCGCATCGCCTCCAGCTTGCCAGCGGCGCGGCTCAGATCGCCCATCGCCTTGAAGGCGTCGGCGAACGTTCCGGTGGTCTTGATCGGCGTCTTGGACAGCGATGCGATCGCTGCGTCGATCAGCGCGACGACGGCGTCGATATCGGCGGGCGCGCTCGCGATCGCGATGTCGCGGCGCATCTCGAGGAAGGTCTTGCTGGGAAAGCTCATGGGGTACTCCTGTGTCAGTGATTGACTTATAGCCCCTAAGGATTTACCCTGTCCAGCACGAAATGCAGTTC